CTAAAGGAACTGGAACATCAGGTTCTGTTGGAATGATTGTTCAAGGTTTAGTTAATGGAGCGCAATCAGTTACAAGTAACGGTATAGCTGCATACTTAACGACAAGTGGAAACATAACAACAACAGTCCCTACATCTGGATATGCAAGAATAGTTGGATATGCATACAGTAGTACAATATTTTATTTTGACCCAGATAAGACTTGGGTTGTAATAGCAAATCCATAAAATATAAATAATGGAATTTATAAATCGTAATCTTACATTTACTGAAAATTCTATATATTATATAGACCAAGAAACAGAAGAAACTCATTATATAATGATGGATTGGGAACAAACAATTATGAAAGCTCATGCTGACTATATTTGTTCTAAAGGAGGAGATATTTTAGAAATAGGTTTTGGAATGGGAATTAGCGCAGATTTTATACAAGCTAATAATATTAATTCACATACAATTGTAGAGTACCATCCAGAAATATATAACAAAGCTTTAGCATGGGCAGAAAATAAACCTAAGGTAAATATTGTTTTAGGAGATTGGTATCAAGTAAGAAATCATTTACTAACATATGATGGGATATTTTACGATACATGGGGTGATGAAAACGCAAAACATTTAAAACAAGTAATGCCTTATTTAATGAAAAAAAATGGGCTAGCTACTTGGTGGAATAGTTATCTTACAGAAGATAATCAATTAAAAATAGAAGCTGATAGTTACGAAGTTATACCAGTAACTCCAGACTCTAATTTGTATTTCAATCATACAGAATATTATTTACCAAAAAAACAATATTAACAATGGCTGAAATAACTATAAACGTAACATCAAACAGACAAGGGTCAATAGTAAAAAACGGTGGCGCATCAGAAGACTGGGATGATGTAATTAATGCAAGTTCAGGAACTACTGTAAGTTCAAGTGTTACTCAATCAACACCTGTTCGTGCAAGAAGAGCTACTGATAGAGGTGGTAATACTTCTTTTAATTGCTCAAGATCATTCTTTTATTTTGATTGTAGTTCTTTACCAGCTGGAGCAGTAGTAAGTGCAGGAACTTTTACAGTTAATGGTGTTTCTAACGCTGGTGTAAATTCAGTAGTAATGACTGAATCTAATGGAGCTTTTGGAACAAATGGAGGTAGTGCTTTGACTACAGGTGATTATGATACAGCAGCTTTTGAAAATCAATTTTCAGATACAATTAGAGGGTCTGATACTATCTTCGCTTGGAATTCAGGTACACAAAATTCAGGAGAAAACGACTTTCAATTAAATGCAACTGGTATAAATAAAATAAACAATTCATCAAGTCCTAAAAAATTAAATGTAGCTTTAGTTAATTATAATTATGATTATAGTGAAACTAGCCCATCATCAAGTCTTGATGCTCGTAACGGTATATACTTTTTTACTTCAGGAGGGTTTATGCCTAAATTAACATTGGTATATGAAATAAGTAGTTATGCTAATACAATAAATGGTGTTACACCAGCTATGGCATCATCTTTTGATGTATGGCAAGTGAACCAAGTAAACTTGAAGGGAGAAGATACTCCAGCTGCATCAGCTGTTAATGGTATAGAGTAATTCAAAAAAAATTCCTATCTTTGTTAAAATAATAAAAATAATAAAATCAAATGAAAAATTTAACTACAGAAGAATTAAAGTCAGTACAAGACATTCACAACTCATTTAACAAAGCTAAGATTGACCTAGGAGATCACGTATTACAAAGAGATGCTCTAGTAAAAAACGTAGATGTAATAAGAGAAAAATTTGCTACAATTGAAAAAGAATTAATTGGAGTATATGGAAAAGATTCTATTATTGATTTAATGACAGGCGAAGTAAAAACTAAAGAAGAAGCTGCTGAAACAGCTCAAATATTAGAAGATGCTGAGGCTGACGTAAAAGAATATAACGATAATCTTAAAAAAGCATAAATGTCTAGAATAAGTAATAAAGCTGCATATCCTCCTTTATCTCAACCTGCTTTAGCTGATTATGTTGTTATAACAGATGCGAATAAAAAACTTGCTACTAAAACTGTATCATTAAATGGAATAAAAAACTTATTTCAATTAAGTTATAATGATATAACTATAGAAGTAAGTTCGGCAGAACTTTTAGCTTTATATACTGTTCCAAAGACTTTGCTTCCTGCGCCTGGCGTAGGTAGAGTATATGACATTTTTAGTATTTTTGCGTATCTCGATGCAGGCGTTACTGCTTATGATTTTGTAGATCCCGTTCAAGTTAAACAAGGAACTTCAGTTTGGGCTGAATTGCCTACTGCTTCTTTGATGAATGCTGGTGCAGATTCTGCCGCACATTTTCAAAAGCAAACGCTTGCCTTACCTATTAACACTTCTGTATTATTACAAGCTCAAGGAGCTAACGCTACAGTTGGCGCAGGTATACTAAAAATTAATATTCGTTACAGAAATATAGAATTACAATCATTCTAATATGGTAATCAGAAAAATTTCTATTGGCGCAGATTATAAATCAGGTGCTATGCATTACATAGTAGGCCAAGAAGTTTTGGGTGGTAAACATAAAATTCATCTTATACAACATGACCCAGAGTCAGAGTCGTATAAAATATGGGTTGAAAAAAATTCCGAAATATTAGTTTGGAAAGATTTTAAAACAACACTGCCAATATCGTTAGAGTATAATATAAACTTTTAATGAAATCCCCACATTCTTTTATTGTAAAACCTATAGACAATAGGAGATACAGTAATACAAAAAAAATCGGTAACATAGATTTTATAACAAGTACGTCAGAGGAAGACCATACGGTTTCTAATAGATATGCTAAAGTTATAGAAGTTCCTATAGACTATACAGGAGAGGTTAAAGTAGGAGACACTTTATTGGTACATCATAATGTGTTTAAGTTTTATAATGACATGTATGGCAGAAGAAAAAGTGGGAAAAGTTTTTTTAAAGACGATTTGTTTTTTATTGATCCAGACCAGTTTTTTTTATTTAAAAGAAATGACGTATGGAAAGGTTATCACAAATATTGTTTTGTAAAACCTGCAAGTGCTAAAGATAGTTTTATAAAAAAATCAGGAATTATAGAGCCTTTAATGGGTACTCTTAAATATTCTAATTCTCAATTAGATAAGCTAGGTTTAAAAGTTGGTGATGAAATATCATATCAACCAGAAACAGAATATGAGTTTAATGTAGATGGCGAAGTATTATACAGAATGTTTACTAATAATATAACTCTTAAACTAAATGGATATTAAAAGTATTAAGTTGCAAATTATTAGTGCAGGAGAACAAGCTGTTGTTCAGTTAATTAAAGTTGCTAAAGAAGATATTATAAAATTTAATTCAGAAGATGAATTAGCAGCAGACAGATTAAAAAATGCAGCAGCTACAAAAAAGCTTGCTATATTTGATGCGTTTGAAATATTAAAAAGAATTGAAGAAGAAAGAGCTTTATTAGATGGTATAGATATAAAAACAACTAATACTCCACAAGGATTTGCAGAATCAAGATCAAAATAGACTATATAAATTAATTACTAAATTAATTCCTAACTCAGTTATTGCTACTAAAAACAAAGCAAGAACTTGGAAATATGGTTATAATGAAAAATACAAAATAGTTGTTATATCTAAAGACGGTACTATAGGAGATATATATAATATAAATAGTTTAATAGTAGCACTTCCTGCAACACCTAAATTAAAATCTGACGAAAAAAAAGAAAATCAATATTGGAAGCCAGCGTTAATAAAAAAAGAATTAAAAAAAATTCAATCTATATTTCATTGGCATCAAACCCCTCCTCAGTTTAAAGCAAAGTGGATAGACTATATTGAATCTGAGTTTGACAAACGAGAACAAGGAACTTGGTTTTTAAATAATGGTAAATCAACTTATATTACTGGAACACATTATATGTATCTTCAGTGGACTAAAATAGATGTTGGTAATCCAGATTTTAGAGAAGCTAATAGAATCTTTTATATATTCTGGGAAGCTTGTAAAGCGGACTACAGAAGTTTTGGAATGTGTTATTTAAAAATAAGACGTTCTGGATTTTCATTTATGAGTTCTTGCGAAGGAGTAAACCAAGCTACTATAACTAAAGACGCAAGAATAGGAATATTATCTAAAACAGGAGCTGATGCAAAAAAAATGTTTACAGACAAAGTTGTTCCTATATCAAATAATTACCCTTTCTTTTTTAAGCCTATCCAAGATGGTATGGATAAACCAAAAACAGAATTAGCTTATCGTGTACCAGCATCAAAGATTACTAAAAAGAATATGTATGATACTGGGGATGAAGAGCTTGAGGGATTAGACACAACTATTGATTGGAAAAACACTGGAGACAATGCTTACGATGGAGAGAAATTACAATACTTATTACATGATGAAAGCGGTAAGTGGGAAAGGCCTGAGAATATATTAAACAATTGGCGTGTAACCAAAACTTGTTTACGTTTAGGTAGTAAAATTATTGGTAAATGTATGATGGGTTCTACTTCAAACGCATTAGACAAAGGAGGTTCTAATTTTAAAAAGTTATTTGAAGATTCTGATTGTTCTAAACGAAATCAAAACGGACAAACTAAATCAGGGTTGTATAATTTATTTGTTCCTATGGAATGGAACTTTGAAGGTTATATAGATAAATTTGGAATGCCTGTTTTAACAACTCCAGATAACCCTATTATGGGTATTGATAATGAGTGGATTAAAATAGGAGCTATAGACTATTGGAGAAATGAAGTAGAGTCTTTATCTAATGATCCAGATGCATTAAATGAATTTTACAGACAGTTTCCTAGAACTCATTCACATGCTTTTAGAGACGAATCTAAACAATCTTTATTTAACTTAACTAAGATATATCAACAAATAGATTATAATGATTCTTTAATTAAAGAACATTTTGTTACTAGGGGATCGTTTCATTGGAAAGATGGCATAAAAGATTCTGAGGTTATTTGGAGTCCCAATAGAAATGGAAGATTTTTTGTAACTTGGACACCAAGAAAAGAATTGCAAAATCAAGTAGTTAGCAAGCATGGCAAGAAGTATCCAGGTAATGAACATTTAGGTTCATTTGGATGTGACTCATATGACATCTCTGGAGTTGTAGTCGGTAAAGGATCAAACGGTTCTTTGCATGGTATGACTAAGTTTAGTATGGAAAAATGTCCAGCAAATCATTTCTTTTTAGAATATATAGCTAGGCCTCAAACAGCAGAGATATTTTTTGAGGAAATTTTAATGGCTTGTATATTTTATGGAATGCCTATTTTATGTGAAAACAATAAACCACGTTTATTATATCATTTTAAAAATAGAGGGTATAGAGGATTTTGTATGAATAGAGTAGATAAGGCTTTTAGTAAATTATCTAAAACAGAAAGAGAGTTAGGAGGGATTCCTAATTCTTCAGAAGACATAAAACAATCACACGCTTCAGCTATTGAATCGTATATTGAAAAACATGTAGGCTTAGATTTAAGTGGAGAGTATAGAGAAAAAGAAGATATGGGAGAATGTTATTTTCAAAGAACATTAGAAGATTGGGCAAAATTTGATATTAGTAACAGAACTAAACATGATGCATCTATTAGTTCTGGTCTTGCTATAATGGCCAACCAGAAGCACTTGTATACTCCGACTAAAGAAAAATCAAAAATAAGCATTAACTTTGCAAGATATAATAACAGCAACACATCCAGTCAATTATTGAAATAAATGAAAGAAGTAACTATAAATATAAAGTCAGCTGTATTTCCAGACCAATTTGCTTCGGACTCGGATAAAAAAAGATTAGAATTCGGATTACAAGTTGGCCAAGCTATTCAATACGAATGGTTTAGAAAAGATGGTGGAACTAATAGGTTCTACAATCAGTGGACACAATTTAATAGGCTTAGATTATATGCTAGAGGAGAGCAATCTACAGCTAAATATAAAAACGAATTAGCAATTGATGGAGACTTAAGTTATCTAAACTTAGACTGGTCTCCTATATCAGTTATCCCAAAGTTTGTTGACATCGTTGTAAACGGAATGTCGGACAGATTGTTTAAAGTAAAAGTTTATGCTGAAGACGCAATGTCAGCTGAAAAAAGAAACAAGTTCCAAAACATGGTGGAAGGACAAATGATTGCAAAGCCTTTATTAAGTCAAATTTCTAAAGATTTTGGAGTTGATGTTTTTACAGTTCCTGAAGAAACTTTACCTACTGATGACCAGGAGTTAGAGCTATACATGAATATGAAGTTTAAACCAGCTATTGAAATTGCTGAAGAAGAAGCTATTAATACTTTATTAGCTGAGAACCATTACGATGATACTAGAAAAAGAGTAGATTTAGATTTAATGGTTTTAGGTATTGGAATGACAAGACATCAATTTCAATTAGGACAAGGAGTTAAAATTGATTATGTTGATCCTGCAAATATAGTTTACAGTTATACAGAAGATCCTTACTTTAAAGATTGTTTTTATTGGGGTGAAATTAAAACTGTAGCAATTACAGAGCTTATAAAAATAGACCCTTCTATTACCAATGACCAACTGGAGGAAATTTCTAAATACAGTCAGTCATGGTATGATTATTTTAACGTAGCTCAAATGTATCAAAACAGTATGTTTGCTAGAGACACATGTACTTTGTTGTATTTTAATTATAAAACTACAAATACTTTTGTTTACAAGAAAAAAGAAACAGCTGAAGGAACTTTTAAAACAGTAGAAAAAGACGATCAATTTAATCCTCCACCTGAAATGATGGAAGAGGGTAATTTTGAAAGAGTAGAAAAAAGAATTGACGTATGGTATGAAGGTGTAATGGTAATGGGAACAGACATTATATTACAATGGAAAATGATGGAGAATATGGTTAGACCAAATTCTGCAAATCAATATGCTTTACCAAATTATGTAGCATGTGCGCCTAGAATGTACAAAGGAAGCATAGAGTCTTTAGTTAGAAGAATGATACCTTTTGCTGATTTAATTCAAATGACTCATTTAAAAATACAACAAGTAGTTTCTAGAGTTGTACCTGACGGTGTCTTTATAGATGCCGATGGATTAAATGAAGTAGATTTAGGAACTGGAGCAGCATATAATCCAGAAGATGCATTAAGACTTTATTTTCAAACAGGTAGTGTTGTTGGTAGAAGTTACACAGGTGACGGTGAATTTAATAATGCGAAAATTCCTATTACTCAATTAACTTCTAATAGTGGAGCTAATAAAATGCAAATGCTTATTGGAAACTATAATCATTATTTAGATATGATTAGGCAAGTTACTGGATTAAACGAAGCAAGAGATGGTAGTATGCCAGACCCAAATTCTTTAGTAGGAGTTCAAAAGTTAGCAGCATTAAATTCTAATACTGCAACAAGACATATTTTACAATCAAGTTTATATATAACTAAAACTTTAGCTGAAGCTCTTTCAATAAGAACAGCTGATATATTAGAATATTCTGATTTTAAAGATGAGTTTGCTATGCAGATAGGAAAATACAATGTGTCTATTATAGAAGAAATTAAAAACTTATACCTCCATGACTTTGGTATATTTATAGAAATGTCTCCTGACGAAGAACAAAAAGCAATGTTAGAACAAAACATTCAAATGGCTTTGTCTAAAGAAAATATTAGTTTAGAAGATGCTATAGATATTAGAGAGATAAATAATTTAAAGATGGCTAATCAATTACTAAAAGTAAAAAGAAAAGCTAAACAAGCATCAGAGCAACAGCAAAAACAACAAGAACAACAGATGCAAGCTCAAATGCAAATGGAGCAACAACAATCAGCGGCTCAAGCAGCTATGCAACAAGCTCAAGCAGAGCTTCAAGGTAAGATGCAATTAAAACAAGCTGAGATAGGTTTTGAAATAGAAAAACAAAAAAACGAAGCTGAATTGAAAAAAATGTTAATGGCTGAAGAGTTTGGATATCAAATGCAATTAAAAGGTATTGAGCAAAGTCAATTAGACGCTAGAGAAAAAAGTAAAGAAGCTTCTAAAGACAAAAGAATTAATCAACAGTCTAGTAATCAATCAAGAATGATTGAGCAAAGAAAGCGAAACACTCCTTCTATAAATTTTGAATCTAACGAAGATAGTTTAGATGGTTTTGACTTAGCAGAATTTGACCCAAGATAAATTAAATAAATAAGTATTAACTTTACAAAAATTAAATCAAATGGATATTAAAGTAAAAGAAGTAAAATTCGAAGAGCCAAAATCAGCAATCGAAGTAGAAGAAAAGCTGTTAAAGGATCATGAAGACAAATTACAGGGAACTTCTGTAAAAGAAGCCTCTGACACAAAAGAAGAAATTACGTCTGAAAAAGAAACGAAGGCGGAAGAAAGTTCAGAGTCAGAAATAAATGACAAAGACGTTCTTAAATATATTAAAAATAGATATGATAAAGACATCTCGTCAGTAGATGAATTGTTTGCGCAAACAAAAGACAATGACGATTTACCTGATGATGTGGCGGCATATTTTAAGTACAAGAAGGAAACAGGACGTGGAATTGAAGACTTTTATAAATTACAAAAAGACTACGAATCCATGGACGGTGACCAATTGTTGGCTGACTATTATAACGTAACCGAAGATGGGTTAGACGCTATAGATATTCAAGATTTAATTGAAGATAAATTTTCTTATGATGAAGATTTAGATGATGTTAAAGATGTGAAGAAAGTTAAGCTAGCAAAAAAACGAGAACTTGCGAAAGCAAAGAAGTTTTTTAGTGAACAAAAAGATAAATATAAAGCTCCTCTTGAGTCAAGTGGGGGTGGGTTGTCTGATGAACAAGAAAAAAGTCTTACTGCTTATAAAAGTTACATAGAAGAATCTAAAACTGTTGAAGAAGCAAATGAAAAAAGATATGACTATTTCTTAGATAAAACTGAAAAAGTTTTTAACGATGAATTTAAAGGTTTTAAATTTGATATCGGTGAAAAAGATATGTCTTATAAACCAGGGACAGCTCAAGAATTGAAAAACAAACAGAAAGACGTTAACACATGGCTTAACACTTTTATGGATGACAAAGGCTTGATAGAAAATACGGAAGGATACCACAAGTCTCTTTCTGTTGCAATGAACCCTGACAAATTTGCTAAATTTTTTTACGAACAAGGCGTAGCAGCAGCTGTGGATAATGTTACTAAGAAATCTAAGAACATAAACATGGATGTTAGGCCAGCTCCTCAATCTTTTCAAAAAGATGGATTGAAGATAAGAAACGTAGGAAATACTGATTCAGGTAGAGGACTCAAAATAAGAAGTATAAAATAAATTATTTAAACTAAAAAAAAATTAATTATGTCAGTATTACAAACACCTGGATTTCAGTTACAGCCTTCTGCACAGAGGACTCTATCTCCATCCAACTACATAACTAACTTTGATTTCTTGAATCAGTATTTACCAGATACATATGAAAAGGAATTTGAGCGTTATGGAAACAGATCAGTAGCATCCTTCTTAAGACAAGTAGGTGCTGAAATGCCTTCAAATTCAGATTTGATTAAATGGGCAGAACAAGGAAGACTACACGTTAAATATACAAATGTAAATGCAGATAGTGCAGCACTTCAAGGTGCAGCATCAGCTAATTTTACTGTAAACGATGTGTTAAATCCTTTAACGAATGCAGCAGCAAATATATCAGGACAAATTGCAATGAGAGTAGGTCAAACTCTTATGATTTCTGATAATGCTCCTAATTCAACATTAAGTAACAAAGCAATTGTATCAGCTGTTAACTACGCAACAGGTGTGGTAACAGTATTGTTTTACGAAGCTCTTGGTCAATCATTTGCGGTTAACTCAACTGTAACTATATTTGTTTATGGTTCTGAGTTCCAAAAAGGAACAGACACAATGGCTGAGTCGTTAACTTCAGATGATTTCATCTTTCAAAATTCACCAATCATTATCAAAGACAGATACAGAGTAGCTGGTTCTGATATGGCGCAAATTGGATGGATTGAAATTACAGGAGAAGACGGAGTAAATGGATACCTTTGGTATTTAAAGTCAGAGCATGATACAAGACTACGTTTTGAAGATTACCTAGAAACAGCTATGGTGGAAGCAGTTCCAGCAGAAGCAGCTTCAGGTGCAATTGGTTCAACTACTACAGGTAATAAAGGTTCAGACGGAATCTTCTTTGTTGTACAAAGTAGAGGTAATATCTATGGTGGTGGAAACCCAGTAGCTTTAGCTCAATTTGACAATGTTATTCAAAGACTTGATAAGCAAGGAGCAATTGAAGAAAATGTATTATTTGTAGACAGACAATTCTCATTTGATATTGACGATATGTTAGCAGCACAAAACTCTTACGGAGCAGGTGGTACTTCATATGGTTTATTTGACAATGATAAAGAAATGGCTTTAAATCTTGGATTCACTGGATTCAGAAGAGGTTATGACTTTTACAAGTCTGATTGGAAATATCTTAACGATGCAACTATGAGAGGTGGTATTGTTGGAGGTGCAGTAAATGGACTATTAGTTCCAGCTGGATCAACTACAGTATATGACCAAGTATTAGGTAAAAACGCTAAGAGACCATTCTTACACGTTAGATATAGAGCTTCAGAAACTGAAGACAGACGTTACAAGACTTGGATTACAGGTTCAGCAGGTGGAGCGCAAACTTCTAACTTTGATTTAATGGATGTGAATTTCCTTTCAGAGAGAGCAGTATGTACTTTAGGTGCTAACAACTTCTTCTTATTCCAACAATAAGAAGTACATTAATAAGGGGGGAGTTAATTCTCCTCCCTTTTTTTTTAAATCAAATTAAATTATATTATTATGAAAAACAACAGCAAATATGTCGCTAAGACATACAAATTAAAAAGTGAAGCTTCTCCATTAAATTATATGTTAAGCTCACGAAACTCAACAAGATTTCCTTTATTATGGTTTGACGAAGATGCAGGTATTAACAGACCTCTTCGTTATGCAAGAAATCAAAAAAGTCCTTTTGAAGATGAGCAAGATGGAAACGCAATATTAGAACCAATTGTTTTTGAAGATGGGTTTTTATTCGTTCCAAAAGAAAATCAAATACTACAACAATTTTTATCTTACCACCCACAAAAAAATCAAGTGTTTCAAGAAGTTGACAAAGCTAAAGATGCAAATGAAGAAGTAGAGTGGATGGATTACGTTTTACAAGCTCAAGTAACAGCTCATGATTTGACTGTTGAAAAACTCTCATCTTTAGGTAGAGTTGTCTTTGGACAAAAAGCTGATAAAATGTCAACAGCAGAATTAAAAAGAGATATGATGATATATGCTCAACAAGATCCTCAAGATTTCTTAGACACTATTAATGATCCTATGGTAGAACTACAAGACGAAGTAGTTCAGTTTATAAGTCATGGTTTATTAGTACTTAATAATAAAAAAGTAAACTTTAATTTACCAGGAAATAAGAAAAAATTAATGACAGTTCCTTTTGGAGAAGACTCTCATTACATTTTAGCTTCTTATATGCAAAGTGATGAAGGACTAGAAGTATACAAGTTGTTAAAGAAACACCTTGATAAGGCTAAGTAATATTTACTTATCTTTGTACTTTATTAACCCTTAATTTTATTTTTATTATGGCAATGTCAAAATATTTATCAGTATACATTAATTCAGCATCTATTGCAGGAGGAGCGAATCTTATCCCAGCAGATGGTATTATTAATGTACTTCAAACAAATGCAACAACAGTTACTATTAACTTAAGAGATGCAGCAGCAGGTTTTCAAACTGTAGCAATAACCCATACAGCACTACCAGCTTACGCAGCTGCAACGCCAGAGGATTCTAGAGCTATGAGAAATTTCTTTGCTGACGCTATAGCACAAGCTTTATCCACTGGTTGGACAAGTCCTGCTTACTCTATATCTAACGTACCTGCTTACCCTGAAATCAAACCAGCGGCAGGAACAGGTAATGTAACAATTACAGCAATAGCTTGGTCTTAATATTAACCTTTAAAATATAATAATATGGCAGCTAAATATTTATCGTTTCCTTTAGCAACAATTGTTGATTCAGGAACAGAATCGTTAATTACCACAGGTAATAATATTACAGCATTTACAGCAGCGTCTATGACGGATACAACTGCTGACTTTGTTGCACTAGATGTAAAAATAGGAGATACAGTTACAGATACAGTTAACAATGATACAGCGTTAGTAACAGCTGTAACATCAGCAACAGAATTAGCTATTTCTGCTAATATTTTTACTGTGGCTCTAGAAACTTATTCTATTGCAGCATCAACAGCTAATGAGTTATATGATAGTGGTCAAAATTTCGTAACTACTGTTTCCCCTGGAGATATTGTTTTCAATACAACAGCAGGAGCTTCAGCAAGAGTAGTTTCAGTAAGTTCTAATTTTAGATTAGTTCTTTCTGGAGATATTATGACTATTGGAGATACTTATAATGTGCTAGACGAGTTAACTTCTAACGAACAATTAGTTTCTTTATCGGAATTACTAATGGTTCAAAGAACAACTAACTTTATAACTGTTCTTTTTTATGGAGCTGGGTCAGGTAATGATACAATTACTATTACTCATACAGACCAAGGAACTGCAAGTTTAGTTCAAGAAGCTATTCAACTTGCTATGCAAGACGCAGTTAGTATGCCAGGATCTATTCCTAAACCTTCTTCTCAAGAAGTTGGAATTGGCTTAAATTCAAGCAGACACAGAGTTTTAATTAACAGTATTAATATAGCTTAATATTAAATTAACTAACTTTTAAAGGGAGGCTACTAAATAAAGTAGCCTCTTTTTTTTTTCTTATCTTTGTAAAAAACAACTATACACTATGGCTGCTAATATTAATGAGATAAGAAATACTGTTTTAGCTATAGCTAATAAAAACAACTACGGATATATATCTCCTAGTGATTTTAATCTTTATGCTAAACAGGCTCAAATGGACATGTTTGAAGATTATTTTTATCAATACAACAATTGGATTAACAGACAAAATGGAAGAACTTCTGGTTCTGGATATGCTGATATATTAAAAAGTTTAGTAGAAGTTATTGAAGGTTTTTCGGTAACATCATTTCTTGCTCAAACTTTAGCTAATCAATATGCACTTCCAGCAGATTATTATTTTATAGATAAATTGTTTTATTACCCAACTGTTTTATCAACTGGTACTAATACTTTTGTTAATGCATTTAAATTAACTGATGGAGCAGCAACTTTCTCTAATTTAACAGCACCGTATACTCCACCTGTTGGAAGTTTAATAGTTAACACTACAACTGTAGGAGAATGTTTTGTAACCAATGTTGACAGCCCTACTGTTTTATCTATAAGTGGAGATATAATGAACTTAAATGATAGTTACGTTATATATGAAAATACTAACATAACAGAAGTAGAAAGAGTAAGTCAAAACAAAATATTTTATTTGACTAGCTCACCGTTAACAGCACCATCAGCACAATTTCCAGCTTATACATTAGAAGGGAATACAGTTACAGTTTACCCAACAGTTATAGGGCCAAATGTAGGTAGTAGTGTTTTTAGTCAATGGGCAGCATCAAGAGTACAAGCACAATACATAAGGTATCCTCTAACACCACAATGGACATTTGTCGCATTGGCAGGTGGTGAGCCAGTATTTAATAATACAGCTGCAACTTTTCAAGACTTTGAATTACCAGACTCTGATGAGCCAGCATTAATTGCTAAAATATGTCAGTATGTAGGTATTGAAATTAGAGAAGGAGATGTGTACCAATTTGGAACAGCTGAATTAAACGAAGAAACTCAAACAACAACATAAAATGGCATACATAAATGATTATCAATATTACGAAAATGGAGGAGCAAATCCTGAAGATGCTAATTGGGGTTCGTACCAATATACATCTTTAGAAGAGATAGTTAATAATTTTATGTTAATGTATCAAGGTAACAATGAATTATTAAATAACTTAAGTAGATACCAAGTTTTGTTTTATGCAAAAAGAGGAATTCAAGAGCTTAATTATGATGCAATGAAAGAAATTAAAATCTTAGAACTTGATGTATGTAATTCTTTAAGATTTGTTTTGCCTCAAGATTTTGTTAATTGGGTTCGAGTTTCAGTATATAGAAATGGATTTTTATTACCTCTTGTAGAAAACATTCAAACAAATTGGAGTGGAGCTTATTTGCAGGATAATAATTGTAATATACTTTTTGACCAAGATGGTAACGTATTAAAACCTCAACATTCTAATCTTGATATGGATAGAATATTAGGCTCTAAAAAAAGTATTTATTTAAATGCTAACAGTCCTTTTAATAATCAAGCTGGATTTAATGTAGATGGGAGTTGGTATTTTGATTATGCAATAGGAGCTAGATTTGGGTTAAACCCAGAAACAGCTAATCAAAACCCCACTTTTAGTATTGACAAAAAAAGTGGTGTAATTAATTTTAGTTCAGGAGTCATAAACGACATGGTAATTGTTGAATATGTATCTGATGGAATGGAAAACGGAAACAATGCCAGTATAGAAGTTAACAAGCTTTTTGAAGATTATATTTACGCATTTATTAGATACTCTATTTTAAACGGAAGGTTAGGAGTACAAGAATATATAGTAAATAGAGCAAGAAAAGATAAATCTGCATTATTAAGAAATGCAAAAATAAGATTAAGTAATATACACCCTGGAAGACTCTTACAAAACTTAAGAGGTCAGGCTAAATGGATAAAGTAATATGGCATTAACAAGTATGAATTTCGTTGAGGGCAAAATGAATAAGAGTGTTGATGAACGTCTTATTCCTGACGGTCAATATATTGACGCTTTAAATGTACGTCTTGGTTCAACAGAAGGTACTGAAATAGGTGCTGTAGAAAACTCAAAAGGTAACACGCAATTAACAACTCTTGATTTTCAAGGAACACCTTTAGTTAATCCAACCACAATAGGTGCGTATGCAGATAGTGTAAGAGAAACAATATACTGGTTTGTGTCATCCGACAATTACGATATGATTGTATCATATCACACTCCGACAACTCTTATTACTCAACACGTTGTAACAATAAATGTTTTAAATTTTAACCCTACTTTTTTAGTTACAGGTGTTAGTTTAATAGAAGATTTATTGTTTTTTACAGATGACAATAACCCTCCTAGAAAAATAAACATAAACAGAAATTATAATGATCCAGTGGGGACTGTTGATGGTATTATTGCTGAAGACATTAATGTTATATTAAAACCACCTGGGTATGAACCTTTAGACAATCTTCCATCTCCAGACGTAGAATTAGTAAACATTCCAGGAGAAGAAAATTATTTAGAAGACAGATTTGTATCTTTTGCGTATCGTTACAGATATGAAGACAAAGAATATAGTGCTATTTCTTTATTTACCGTACCTGCTTTTTCACCTAGACCTTTTAGTTTAGACCCAAGTAGTTATAAAAATAACGGAATGTTAAACGCTTTTAATTCTGCTAATGTAACTTTTGATACAGGATCAAGCAGAGTTGTAGAAATAGATGTTTTATATAAACTAACTACATCTTCAGTAGTTAATGTAATTGAAAGATTTGTAAAACAAGATTTAGGATGGGGAGATAATACTAATCAAACTATTTTATTTACAAACAGTAAAATTTATACAACATTAGGTTCTGATGAACTTTTAAGATTATATGATAATGTTCCTAGATTTGCTAAAGCTCAAACAATTATGGGTAACCGTTTAGTTTACGGTAACAATGTAGATGGGTATAATATATCTACAGCTAGTGGGCAAACACTTTCACAAAATTTTATTACAAGTGTTGTCAATACTGATATATCTTTAGAAGAAGGCCCTCAACCTATTTTTAACACAGGAGTTTCTGGGCAAGGTAATTCTGTAGACTATCAAATAAACGGTAATAACCCTAATTTTAATTATGCAAATAATACGGTTACTTTTGATTTAACTAATTTTATAGCTAATGTAAACGCAGGTATTGCTAATAAATTAATTGCAGGGACTCAATTAAGTTTTAATTTTTCTGTACAATCTAAATCATGGGAATACACTTCTACAGATGCAGCTGGAACTACAACAACAACTTGTACTTCAGCTGGTTTACCTATAGCTGGCTGTTCATGTTATCCTACATGGGATGGAACAGACTCTCCTTTTCAATTATCTTTTATTTTTAGATTAGACCAAGACTATACTAGCGTTTTTGACATGGTTAATAGTTCTGAATTTCAAGCTCAAGTGGGGACAGCATTATCTATAAACGTAACAGCTTTAAACCTATGTGGTACAGCCACTCAAGGAACTTCAATGGCTGATCGTTTTAATTGTAATGCAGCAGCTGTACCTCAGGTATGTGCTTATACAAAATATAATAGTAGTATTAATGATTCAGTTTCACAACAAGGATTTAATATAACTACAGTGCCAGGAGACAATACATTTTCACTGCAATTAATAGCTATGAATTCAAGATTTGTTGATGGTACTGGAATAATTCATAATGTATTTGAATATTTTGAGATTATTAATAGTAGTTATTTTTACGTTAGCGACCAAGATACCTCAAGTCTACACAGTAATAGAGATTACGAAACTGGAATTGTTTATATGGATGAATATGCTCGTGCATCTACTGTGTTAGTATCATTATTTAATACAGTTTATGTTTCTCCAGCCTCTTCTATAGATAAAAATGAAATTAGTGTATCTATACCTACAATTGACCAAGCTCCGTACTGGGCTAGTTCTTATAAGTTTGTAGTTAAACCAAGTGCTACTAATTACGAAACTATTTTTGTAAACTTTTTTTATGTTAACCCTGAGACTAATGTTACATATTTTAAACTTGAAGGAGATAATCAAAGTAAAGTAAAAACAGGACAAACTTTAATTGTTAAAAAAGATTCAGCAGGGGCTTTAACACAAGAAGTAAAAGTTACTGTTTTAGCAGTAGAAGCTGAGGCTAGAAACTTTTTAAACTCAGACCCAACAGCTTCTCCACTTCCTAATGGTAACCAGCTCCCTGGCTTATATATGCAAATGAAAGCAAGTAATTTTACTGCTGCATCACAAGATGGGGATGTTATAGAAACATGGCCAACAGTAAATGCAGGTGGTACAGTATCAACAGCATTTCCATGTTCTAATAATGAAATTTGGGTTGCAACACAATCTTTTCAAGAAGTAGCTTCTTTTAGTTATAACAGGTGGATGTACAGATTAGCTAGTTTTGACGATTTAGTTAATCCGAGTTTTGCCAATATGTCTAACATTACATTACCTGCTGGATCGGTAGTTCAAATATTTATAAGAAATAACAGAAGGGGACGTGGAGCTAGCTGTCAAGAAGTTAATTATATATATGAAAAACAATATGTAGTTAGGCAAGACTACGCTTCTTTTTCTGCATGGTGGTTCGGAGATAATATACCAATAGATACTGGCACATTGTTTTCAGGGGCTATGACTAATACGTTTAATAATACTATTATTAATTCAACTACAATACCACCTTGTAAATCTGACATACCTAACCCTACTTCTTTTAATGCTAAGTATCAATTTATAAAAGATCCTAACGGAATAGAATATTTTTCTATAGCCTCTGGGATACCTGCTTGTGCAGGAAGTCTTTTTAATAATAATAGAGTATCAAAGTCTAGAATGAGATTAGTTGTTTACCGAGCTGATAATGCTATTATATTTGAAACAGAACCTACTGATGCAGATCCAGATTTATTTTATGATTCTTCACAGAAATATCCAGTAGTTCATACAGTTCAAAAAAGTTATCACGCTACAGGGCCTGTTAAGGCTAGTGGTACTACTACATCTATTTTAGCTAATAATTTAGTTGATAGTACAGCAACCTTTTTAGGAGCGGTTAATGTAGGAGATTTTGTATACAACCGTAGTTCGACCAATGCTGCTAATGTTGCTAAAGTTACAGCTGTAGTCAGTGCAACACAACTAACACTTGATGTTGATGCGTTTTTAGTATCTGTTCAAAACTATACTATAACACGACCTTATTCTGGGAATGTTAATCAAGACAATGCGACTCCTGCTACTATAATTCTTCCTTTTGCAAATTGTTACACGTTTGGAAACGGTGTAGAAAGTTTTAAAATAGAAGATGCTTTAGCAGGAAGAAGTTTTCAGTTAGGTGAAAGAGTTTTAGCTGTTTCTAATGCTGATTTTAAAGAAGCTGATAGATTTGCTGGATTAACATACAGTGGTGTTTTTAGTGGTCAAAATAATTTAAACAATTTAAATGAGTTTAATTTAGGTTTAGCTAATTTCAAAGATTGTGAAACATCTTTTGGCCCTATACAGTTTTTGTATGCTAGAAGAACAGATATTTTAACATTACAAGAAGATAGAATTACTTATGTAATGGCAGGTAAAAATATTTTAACTGATGCAGTTGGAGGAGGTTTAGTAACGTCAGTTCCTCAAGTTTTAGGAGAGCAAGTAGCTAGACCTGAAGAGTATGGTATGAGTTTTAACCCAGAAAGTTTTGCTTCTTTTGGAACGAGTATGTATTTTACAGATACAAAAAGAGGAGCTGTATTATCACTTACAGGAATTTCTCCAACCTCAGATGTTTTAGATGTTATTTCGCAGTATGGGATGCGTTCTTTTTTTAGAGACCAGTATGCAGCTCAACTAAACACTCAAAAACTAGGAGGTTTTGACCCATATATGAATGAATATGTGTTAAACAGTAATGAAATAAACGTACCTACAGTTGTTCCTGATATACCTTGTAATCAAACTATAAGCCAAACTTCTGCAAGTCCTTATTCTTATACGGTAAATGCAGGCGAGGTAATAGGAACTGTAAATATTCTTATAACAATTGCGGTAGGAAGTGGGAATGTTCAAGTTACTGGAGTGTGGAATGGAATTAGTTTTCCAAATGCACCTGTCGGCCCTGGTTCATATACGTTTATAGTTAATAAAACTGCTAATACACCAGAAACAGTTGATATTATTATTACACCAGCTAGCACTGCTACTTGGTCATCTCAAGTTAAATGTCCTCCAGAAAATTTAATTACAGTAACAAATGTTGTATTGACAACATCTCAAGACGTTAATAAATATATTCATAGTGAATATTATTGGTCTACTAATACTATGGTAAGTCCTATATCAAGTTCTTTAGTTACTTTTGGTTCTAGTTCTTCTGTAGCTTCTTTATATTTCCCTCAAACAGGAGTAAGAAGTCTTGGAGTTTTTCCATATGACGGAGTAAATTTAATTCTTAGAAATAACAAAATAAATTTTGATGATTTTGTTTTTAATCCTGCGGTTCATAAATTTTTATATTTAAGTACAAATACTGTCTATCAGAATACACCTGCGGATATTCAAGCTTTATTAGCAGCTGCTGCAACTATAACTCCTATTACAAATCCTTCAACTGGTTTGTATGAGGCTAAAGTTCCAACTGCAAGCATTCCTTTAAATCAAAATCTATTATATGTAATACAAGATTTAAGAAATGTAACTGCTCAAAAACTATGTTATAGTGCTGCAAGCGCACAAGAAGCTTGTTGTGACTGTAATGCTGCTGGACAAGGTTGTGTTGCAGACCCAGCTTGTTGTTTTGGATGTACTGCGTTTTCAGTTTCTCAAGTAAGAACTAGCGAGTTAGACGCTTGCGCAGCCCCTTTTATCACTATATATTATCATTCTGGAACATCTACTTATCCAGTAATTGGAGATTTAGTATATTCGTCCTCACTATGTGACCAAGGAACTCAAGCTGCAAATGGTTATTATAGATTGACTCAAAATAATACTTGGATGAGAGTAAACAATAGTGGAATAGTAATAGGATTAGGAACATGTTAAAAAAATAAATTATGGCAGGATGTATAGGAACTTATTATTATGATGGAACAGATTTTTCTGGATCAACATCTATATACACAACTCAACAACTAACAACTGTAGCGGCAGATGGCTGGTATAGTTTAAACGGTGTCTCTAGGCGTATGTTAAACGGAGTTTTAGAACAACCTCTTGCTTGCGTTGGATGTGCATCTCCTTGTTCAGTAACACCAAGTGCTACTAATGCTGGTGGTGGATTATATAAAGCTGTAATAGATTTAGGTTCTACAACAGGTGCGGTAATATTAAAGTTTACAGTTTTTAATATCCCTGATAAAATGACTTGGACTTATGATTCTCAGACAGCTTCAGAATATTCTTCTCCACTTTTTGGATACCTTGAAGGAGTGATTGGTAATGAAGCAGCAGCAGGGGCTACAACTTATTGTCAAAGTAGTACAGGAGGAGCAATGAACAATAACCTTGGAAGTAATGGTGGTACTTATGTTAATTTACCAGTATTTAACTGGGATTCAGCTTCTAATACTTTTATAGCTTCAGGAGCAACAAGTACATTAGGCCCTTACACAAATTCAGCATCTGGAGGTGTATCTTTTACAACATCTGCTCCAGGGGAAGTTGTAATGGTAGTTCCAAAGCCTAACGCTTCGCCTAATCTTTTATTACTAGATATTCAAGCACCTTGTTTAGCCACAGCGTGGTCAATGATAACTGCTTGTCCTGAAGAGTTAACACAAACATTAACTACAGTAGTTAAGACAACTCAATCAGACGCATGTAATGCACCAACTAGAGCAACACCTATCTTTAACGCTCCTGTAAATGGAACAGCTGGAGTAATAGGTTTATACGACTGGGTTTTTACTGATATTAATGGAGTTACAGCTGCGGCAGCAGGATTTTATTCTAGTGGAGCGCAAGGAACAGGCGCACCATTTTTTGAGGTAGATGCAAACGGAGTAGTAACATCAATAGGAACTTGCCCTTAAAAATATAAATTATGTCAATACCAACTTGCCCAACCTTATCATTTTCAGGCCCTCCAGTACAGGGATGGCCATCTTTTTATTCTTTTTGTCCAGACTGGATGCAGGGAATGAATAGTTATTTTTACACATGGAGTGGAGGAAACCTATATAGACACAACACTAATGACATTCGTAATAACTATTACGGTGTTCAATACAACTCTACTATAACAGGTGTGTTTAATACAGAACCTCAAACAATAAAGTTATTTAAAACCATGTCTTTAGAAAGTGATTCTGCTTGGAGCGTAACAAATTTAGTTACAGACTTAAGTACAGGGTCAATGCTAAGTGCTTATTTTGAAGAAAAAGAAGGAGAATGGTTTTCTTTTATTAGATCAAATGCAGGAGCTATTGATTGGAGATTACGTTCTGCAAATGGTATAGGAGATAATATTAATGTTACAGGGCCTCTAAATGCTACTGTAATAACATTCTCTGTACCAGACTCACCAGGATATATTATTCAGGCAGGATCTGCTGCGACTGGAACTGGTGGAGATGACGCTTATTATAACAATGGAGGTGTACCTGTTTTAATTGGACGAGTAACAGCTGTAAACAACAGTAGTGTTGTAGGAGCATCTACTATAACTGTTGATGCAACAGGTAATGCACAACCCCCAATAGGTTCGTTTATTTTGTATATTAAAAACTCAGTCGCTGAGTCTCATGGAGCTAGAGGGTATTTTCTTGAATTTACCATAGAAAACACAGCAACTACCGCTGTAGAATTATTTGCTGTCGGTAGTAGTGTGATGAAAAGTTTTCCATAAATTATTAGTATCTTTGCTTTAATGAATTTAAATGTTAGAGTTTTAAGAGAAGGTGACTATGACAATATATTAGTTAAATGGTGGAAAGACTGGAGATGGACTCCACCTACTAAAGACTTTTTACCTAATAATGGTAACGGTGGCTACATTGTTTATGATGATGATATTCCTGTTTGCGCAGGTTTTATGTATCTTACAAATTCTAAAGTAGTTTGGTGTGACTGGATTATATCTAACTTTAAATATAAAGACAGGAAAAAAAGAAAGAAAGCTATTTTATTACTTATATCAACTATTAGCGAAATAGCAAAAGAATTGGATAAAAAATATGTGTATGCTTTATTAAAGAACAAACCCTTAATAAACACATATAAAGAATTAGGGTATGTAGAGGGTGGCTCTTATACTCACGAAATGATTAAAATATTATAATATGGCAGCAGTAACATCAGCAGTAGTAGGAATAGCATCAGGAGTAGCTGGGGCAGGAATGTCTTTTGCCCAGGCATCAAAAGCTAAAAATGCAGCTAACGTAGCAAAACAAGATTCTAAGAGGCTTATGGCTGAAGCCAAGATTATGGCAGAAAAGAATTTTTACGAAAATTTAAATGTTCCTGTGGGAGCATATGAAAGACAAAGAGAAGAAAACATGGCTTCAGGTTCGGCAGCTGTTCAAGCACTTCAAGAAGGAGACGCAAGAGGTTTAGCTGGAGGAGTTGGTCAAGTTAATCAAGCTCAGAGTGCTGCAAGCGAAGGATTAAGGAATGATTTAGGTCAAGCTTTATATGATAATGACAAAATGAAAGCTGAGGCTAAAGATAATATTAATCAGAATTTAGTTGCTGCAAACATAGGAGAAGCAAAAGATGCAAGTGCTGAAGCAAACTATCAACAACAGCTTGGTGCAAGTAGTATGAAAAGTGGAGTAAGTTCTGCTTTAGGAGCAGTAGGTTCTGCTGCAAGTTTAGTTCCTTTATATGGTAAAGGAAGGGCTGCAAAAGACGCTAAAAGCATATTCGGTGGTGACGCAGGTGCGCAATTTAAATCTAGAGGTATTGGAGAAGATAGAGGATTAAACATGCTAAGTGGCTTAGATAAAGGTACTCTTAAAAAAATTAGAAAAGGAGGCTCTTTTGATTTTGATACTTTATTTGGTAAAGGAAGATTAAACACAAGAACAGGAAATCAAATTTATGAAAGTGAGCCTGGATTCTTTGACATGAAAGACGACGATTAAAAGAAAACTATGGCATTAAATGATCCAAAAACTTGGTCTGTAAGGGCTGAGAAAGACGTACAAAAAAACACCATTGACTGGGGAACTGTTGCAGCAGATATAACAACAGGTATTGAAGCAATTCGTGACGATAGAGCAACAAGAAAAGGTGCTATAGACGAGGCTACTTCTAAAATGATGGCTGAGTTAGCTAAAGGAGAAAATATTAATAACGCTACTTTGTCTACAGCTTTAATAGATGGTGGTCAAAGTGCTACTGAGGCTTTACAGATACAAGTTGATTTAATGAAAAAAGGATTAATAAAGCCAAAGGATTATAAAATATTTCTACAAAAACAACAAAACGCTTATACTAATTTAAAAGGTGTAATTAGCAACTGGGATGCATGGGAAACTAAATCTAGAGAAAGATTAGCAACTGATCCTAAAACCAACTTACAAATAGCTTCTCAATTAGAACAAGATTTTAATATAAGTACATCAGCTTTTGGAAATATGGAAAACGTAAAGTTTATACCAACTACTACTGGAGGTATGGAAGCTGTTCGTTTAATAGAAGAACCACCAGGGTCAGGTAATTTTGTAATGCCAGACAGGAAAAAAAATCCTGATAATTTCATGAACCCTAATTCGGTAGGAACTAGACAAAATTTTCAGTTAAATACTGTTAATGTAAACGCAGGTATGACTGACTACTCCGCAGGTTTGGGAACTTTAATTTTAGAAGAAAAATTATCTGGTAGTGGTAGTAGAATATTTAAGACCATGGAGGATATTAGATTGCATCCTGATTACGATGGAACTAAACAGGACGCTATAGATTCATTTATCACAAATGATATTGCTAAAGCAAATGTTTTAGGTACTATGCGAGCTGCTAATGGCAAAGGTTATAGGTTTGCTGGGTCAGAAGAGCAAAAAAATAAAATGATGGAAGAAGGAGTTGATGCTGCAAATATAATTATGTATACATCAGAAAACGGAAATCCAGTTTTTGGCCCTGATGCTTTTAGTGCTGTAGATCAAGATATTGTAGACTTTTTAGGAGGTCAGTTTGATAGCAAATTAGCTCAAAAAACTGAGCTAGAGGGAGGTATAGACCCTATACAACCTAAAGCAAAATCAACTGCTGATGCTGTCTTAGAAAAAGAACAAAAAGAATTAGGAACTAATATTAGAAACTTAAACAATATCTTAACTTCTGATGATCCTGATGATGTACAGGGTAACTTAGAAACTTTAATTGAACAATATAATCAAAAACTTGCAGCTAAAGGAAAACAACCAGGGAGAAAAATTATTGGCTATACATTAAACGATGATATCATTCAGTTTAAATATGCTGATAAAACAAATAGTAACGCTATTAATCGTCAAGGAGGAGGAGCAGATGGTGATATACTTACTTTAGAAGATAATGAAACAGTAGGAATTAATAATCAAATTTATCAACTAGGTGTTGCTTTGGATGGACAAATGTTTAACAACCAAATAGTGGTTGATGATTGGATTTCTCAAAATAAATTTGAGACTGGTGGACAAAGAGGTATTAGCACTGACCAGGCGAAAGAATTACTACTTGTACCTGATCAAAGAAAACTTATTATAGAGAGCTGGAAGGGTGAGAATGGCATGTCGTCCGTTCCAACAGAGCAAGAACTTATAGACCATGCGCAAGTAATGAATCAAGATTCTTTAGATGTGAGTTATTCTATGGATGATTATGATTACGATAACAAGAGTACAGATGTAGGAACAATGACTGAAATTACTGTTAGAGGGGATCAACAAAAAACAGTGGCTTCTGGCGTTGGTGGAGATGAAATTAAAGCTAAAGAGTTAGAAACAGCTATGTTTAGGAATATAAACGCAATGTTAACTCCACAATTCCAGAAAGATTTAAAAGCTGTAGGTGGTGGCATAGAAGTTAAACAAACAAGAGGTAAATCTAGTGAAGGTGTTGATAATCAAGGAGCAAATCAGGTACAGTATGAGATAGTATTTAAAGATGCAACAGGAGCTGAGCAAATTTTTAAAATAAACGATGCAAATGTATTAAAATACACAGGTGTTAATAGATTAATTGACTTAAGTTTCAACCAATTATTTGTTATGATTAAAGACGAATTTGTAGATAAAATAGCGAAGCCATGGGGTAAAACTTATAGAGCTACTAAAAGAGGTTCGACTGGACAGATAGGTAAAAAGAAAAGACCTTTACCAGGTACAAACTAGAAAACTATGGATAAATTAGAATTATTGTGGGAAGATATTAAACAAGAATATGAAGTAGGTACTTTAGAAGACTTTTCTGAATATTTAGCTGATCCTGAAAAACGTAAAATGTTTTATGATGAAGTTATACAAGGCTTGTATGATGTAGAATCACAAGAGCAATTTGAAGAGTTGTATGGTTTAGGGCAATTTGCTAGCGGTGAAAAAAAAAATCCAGATGGTACTCCAATCGTTCCTGGAGGCCCTGGAGACCCAGATTCAATTTCCAATTCCACGCCAGTCGTGGCAGGTTCGGCTTCTCCTGTAGATCCGAACATTCAACAACCTTCATTGGATGGTGGAGAGGAAAACATTGAGGACAATGTAATAGAAGATGATGTTGAAGAAATACCTGAAGAAGATGTTGAAATAATTAATCAAGAAGAAGAAGATGATTTTGGTTATGAATCATCTAATTATGATAACATGGATTTGGCGGTAAAAAATAGTGGTATCGTAAGAAGAGATGGTGAAACAACAGGAGAAGATTACGTTCAAAGAAATGACCAAGGAGAGATATCAACTGCTATGGAAAGAGCTTTTGGTAGCAATGGGTTTACTGATTTCTTTGGTGATATGTATCGTGGATATCAAACAGGTGCTGCGCAAGGAGATGCTGTAGGAGATTTTATGCAATTAGCTCTTAAAAATGCTGAAAATGTAACACAAGAAGATATAGAAAACTTTTTAGCAGCCCAAAGAAGGTTAGAAGAACAACCTGAGTCTTATGAAATGGCAGAATTTAGAAGAATTTCTGCTGCTAATGGAGGAGGATTTATGGGAATGATGACAGGGTTAATAAATAATTTATCTATTGCACCAGCTGTATTAGTTCAGTCTATTAGAAGTATGGTAAATGCACATTCATTAGCAGCAGCAGGAATGGGAGCATTAGCAGGAGGAGGAGCAGGTCTAGCTCTAGGAGCAGCAGCAGGAGCTGTAGGTGGCCCTGTTGGGGCATTCTTTGGTAGTATATTTACTGGAACAGCAGGAGCTGTAGGTGGAGCTATAGGTGGAGCGACCACAGCTCTTGAAGGAGCATTATCTTTTGCCGAGTTTTTTAAAGCAGAGCTAGAAAAACAAGGTATGGCTATGAATGCAGAAAGTGTAAGGGAATTATTATTTCAGCCTGAAGCAATGTCTAGAATTAGAAACAGAGCTATATCCAGAGGTTTAACTATTGGTACAGTTGAAGCTGTAACAATGGGATTATCTAAAGGTGCTGTTGGTGCTGTTGCTAGATTAGGAACAAAAGCTGCTAGTAAAGGTTTATTAAAAGGAGCTATAAAAGGAAAAAATGCTATTCAAGCTTCTAAAATGGCTGCAATAGGTACAGGAGTAGGAATTGAAGCAGTAGGTGGGTCATTTGGTGAGTATGCAGGTAGAAAAGTTGCTGGTCAAGAAATGGACGAAATAGATATATTTTTAGAAGGTATAGCTGGTATTTCAACAGCACCAATATCAGTAACAGCAGGTCTTTTAAGAGTTCCAAGGTATAAAGTTAACGGAGACTTTGTATCACAAGAAACAGTAGATGCTATATTTCAAAAAGTTGAAGATGGAGGATTGACTATGGAAGAGTTAGCTTCTCCTGAACTAAATGTTGAAGTTTTTAATGACCCAGCAAGAAAGAATATTATTACAAATGCTAAGTCATATGCTAAATTAGGGTTAGAACTTGACCCAAATATTACAGATACTAATGATAGAAAAACTGCTATAGATTTAGAGTATGCTAAACGAGCAATTAAAAATCCAGATTTAGAAACTTCTAAAATAAAAATAAAACAGATAGATAAATATTTAAAAGCAATATCTGATAAGTATAATGGAAATCTAAACGAACAAGCAACACAAGAATTAATAGGTGAAGGTGTGGAAAGTCCCTCCGACCAACAAATACAAGAAAAAGCAAATGCCATTTTTGAGCGAATCACAAAGACGTTGGATGCACAAAAACTTGCCCCAAATAGCAAAACGCTGGGAACAAGAGACGAATCCGATGAAACGACTACCGAACAAAGTCCAGCCCAAACAGAAAACGAGACTGAAACTACCAAAACAAAGAAGACGAAAGTAACTGATCAGCAAGCCAATGAGGCTTTAGCCGAAGATGGTATAACAGAACCAACTGTAGAAGAAACAAACAATAAAAGAAACGAATTACAAGCTGAAATAGATAAGTTAGCTGAAGCTGAAAGCACAGAGACTGATTCATTACAGCGTAACGAGGCTGTAGAAACAGACACTACAACTAAAGACGGATCAAAGATTAAAGTAAAAGTAGAACAAGTTTTATCGAATCTACAAAATTTTCAAGGAGGTAAAATTGTAGGAGAAGTTGCTACAAAAGCTTATAATAAGTTAGTTAATATAGCTAAAAGAGGTGCTGCATCTATTTCTAAAGTCCTACCTAATACTAAAATAATTTTAGTAGAAGACCCTGCTACATATAAATTGCTAACAGGTAAAGAAAACCCTGGTGCTTATATGTCTCAAAATGATACTATATATATTAATACATCAAAAGCTAACATAGCAACAATAGGTCATGAAATAGGTCATGCTTTACTTATTCAAGGTCTTAAAAAAGGAGAATCAAATCTTACAGCTGTTACAACTAGGCTAGTGGAGTCTTTAAAAGACAGTAAAAGTTTAGATAAGATTATGTTGACTTTTAAAAACGCTAAGGGTAAAGTACAAAGACAAACATTAGCTGAGTATTTAAATGATTTCGCATCTAACTATAGTGAAAATTTACAAAGCGAAGAAAAAATCACCGAACTTATAGGAACTCTAGCAGGAAATTTTGGCAGGTTAGATATAAAACAAAAAGGAATAGTAAGAAGGTTTTTAGATAAAATAATGAAAGGTATAGGCCTAGGTAAATATGTAAATGAACTTACTAGCACAGACAGAAAAGTAGTTTCTTTTTTAAATGCTATGGCAGGAAAAATTGGATCTGGTTCAGTTATGCAAAAGGGTGATATGAGTTTATTAAATGAACTACAAGCGGAACAAGATGCTATAAATAAATTAAAGCCTAAAAAGAAACCTAAAAAGAAACCTAAAGCTAAAAAGAAAGCTAAAAAGAAAGTTTCCGATAAAGCTGACGTAAAAATAAAACCTAAAAAGAAACCTAAAGCTAAAGCTCCTAAAAAGGGTGACCAAAAAGATAGTGTAGAAGAAATGAATGATAGGTTTCAGAATGATTATAGCGACCCTGTTTCTGGAATGACATTTTCTTACGATGTTAATAGTGGAAAATTTGCTATTTTAGAAAAAGATAAATTTATTAATAGGGAAAAAAGTATAAAAGATTTTAATAAACAGTCTGTTTTATTGCATCAACCAGATGGAGCTTATTCTGGATTTATATTAGATAAAAAAGGAAATGTTTTAGTAGAAGGAAAGGGAGGTGTTTTTTATACAATTAAATTTCACGAGGACGGAAGTTTTTGGGCAGGAAGTAAGCAGGGTGCTGACCTTATGGTTAAGCTCTTAAATGAAGCAAGTATAGCTAATGGAGGGAAAGTTTTAATGGCACTAACTTCTGCACCAGCTGATAAATTATTGTCTAGCACAACTATGGCAAATGGTGTAATAGACATATTTAATTATATGTCAGAAAACACAACTTTAAAATTAGGAAAAGAGTCTACACAAAATATTGTAGTTGAAGCTGCTAACACACAATTAGGGACAAACTTAGAGTTTGATAATACTTATGAAAGTAATTTAAGTGAAATAAAAATAAAGCTAGGAACTACCGAAAAAACTCAAAATTTAAACCCTGATGAACAAGATAATTTTATAAGTTTCAAAAAAAGAAAAGCATTTGTTTCAAATGTAATTAAAAATATTTCTGACGAAATAAACAATAGTCCAGAAGCCATTGAACAATTTGGAAAAATATTTAGCGAAGGCATACAAAACAAATATTTTAAAGGTAAATCCAAAACAGGTAAGCTAAGTATTAGTCCAGCAAATATGACGCAAGCTTTATCTGAAATGTTAACTGAACCTGTTTTAAAAGACGATGTAGTTGAAAGCGGTGTAAATAAAGGTAAAAGAAAAACTGGAGAAATATATGCTATTTTAGAAATTGATGGGCAAGTAGAATCTGTTAAAACAGACCAGCATGAGTCTTATGCTTATGGTATAAAAGCTAAAACCAAAGGAAATAAAGCTACTGTTAATTTACTTACAGATAGAGTTAGTTGGACTGATGTTACAATAGACCCACAAACTTCACAAACAATAGAATCGTCAAGAGAGAAATCGGTGTTTCCATCTTTTGGAACAGCATCAACAGTCGTGACTTTGAATACAGATAATGTTACAGAAATACAAGATAGAGATCAAATAAGCTTGGATAGGTTGATAGATGATTATAATGTAAATCCTCGTGGGTTTATGCCAGCAAACATTTACAACTTAGGATTACTTAGAAGACAAGCTAAAGAATTTGGATTAGGAATTGCAGAGGCTAAAATTAGAGAGGGTTATAGAAGAGGAGAAATTTCTGGTTATTACTTTACTAAGGGTTTAAATAAACAAGGTAAGCCTAAGTTTTTTAATCCTAGAGCTAGATATCAAATAATTGACAGTGATAAAGCTGTTGATATTATTATTGACGCTAGAAAAAATAAGATTTCTGACGCAGCAATTAAAATAGCTTTAGATGCTGAAGGTTTTAAAAAAGGAGATATAGCTTCTGCTTTAGAAAATGCTGATTTTTATGCAGATATTAGTTCTGAAGTTCCATCTTCATTTAAAGTTCTAGGAGACAAGAAGGGAGCAAAACTATATAATAAAGTTGTTGATTTTGTTAAAAAGAAGAATATAGAGAACTCTAAACCTAATAAAAGAAAGTCTACTAAAGAATTAGCTATAAATGCTGAAGATAGAAGAGCAGCTTATGTTAAACAAGCTAATTTAAAAACTAATGTAGAAATAGAAGCAGAGGTAAGCAAAGAAAGAACAAGACTAAGTAATTTAAAAAAACCACTTAGTGCAACTGAGATAGATCAAAGAGCTAACAAGAAACTATTTGCTTTACAAAAAGCACATCAAGATAAGTTAAATAGAATTAATAATTCTATGTTGAAGTTTGAACAACAACAAACAAGAAAAAATGATTTATTAGACCCTAAGCTTTCTAGAGCTGAGGTAATAGATTTAGCAATTGAAGTGTTACAAGCAGACCCTACTTATATTGATGCAATAGGAAAAAAAGAAGGTCAGTCTGATTTACAAATTTTATTAGTAGACCAACTATTAAGTAACCTGGCTACAAGAGCAACAGTAAATGTTAATCAAAAAATAAAAGCAGCTAAAGCAAGACTTAATTTAAAGTTTAAAGGAAATCCTGTATTAACTAAAAAAGAAGTTTTTTACACACAAACTCAATTAATAAATTTAGTTAAACAAACTATACCTGCCGCTTTATTTGATTCAGCTGCTGTACAAAATTTATTAAAAGATATTAGAGATGTAGCTAAACCTGGGAGAGATATAAATGATATTACAAAGGAAATTACAAGAAAAATAAACACCATAAATAGTAAGTTTCTTTTTAAACAAATAGAAAGTATTCTTAATAAAAAATACACAAGAAAGTCAGGTGGTGTTGTAAAAGCTTTAAAAGTAATAGGAGATATTTCTACAAGAATTAAAAACATTGTAAATAATACTTTAGTAAATGAAAACTCTAAATTAGAATTGTCTGAGTTAAAAGAAAAGGTAACAGATACTAATGCTGCATTACAAGAAAAACTCAACAAGCTAGGGAAAGAATTAAAAACTACTCCTGAATCACAAGAAAAGTTAATAGCAGAAATGGCTGATATTCAAATAGCTATGCAAATTAACAATGCTCTTGCAATGGACAATAACAATTCTAGTAAAGTTGGACAGCTTAATCTTGTTCTAGAAAGCTTAGAAGAAATGCTTTTAGGTGGGGAATCAGCTTTAAAGTTAAAATTAAAACAACAACAGCAACAACACATGGATATTGTAAATTCCATGTATGAAGCTATAACTGGAAAAAAATTAGACCTATCTGTTAATGATAATTTAAAACTGGCTAATAAAGCAATATCTGATGCTAAAAAAGTAACAGAAAGAAAACAAAAAAGATTTTTTATAATTAGCAGAGTTTATACTGCTATAGCTAAAGGTATAAGTTATTTAAGAAACTCTACTTCTGGTTTGGCTTTGTTAGTAGAGAAATTGGATGTTTTACCAGGAGAATTGTTTGGAGGTGTAATGCAAGAATTGGTATACGAAAAAATAAATGAGTCAAGTTATGCTTATAAACAATTTCAACAAGATAACAAAAAAATAATTCTTGATAAAGTTGTTGAGTTATTTGTAACTAAAAAGTTTTTAGGAATTACTAAACCTAATTTTGTTCAAAGAAAACAAGCTAGAAAAGCTTTAAGAAAAATGAATGAAGTAACAGGTAGAAAAAAACTAGCGGATACTAGACTAGGAAGAATGATGAAGAAAGCAGGGGTCGAAGAAATCTACAAACTTTTTAGTAACATTGGAAGGTTAGATGCTGAAGGTAATAGTATATATACCAGTCAAAAAGAAATTGAATTAGCATTAAAAGAAGTAGAAAATGCTACAGGAATATTTGAAAAACTTAGAGCAAAGAAAGATTTAAGAAATGCTATATATGCAAATCAGTTTACCCTAAGTGATGCTGAAACTTATTATCTGTATAATCAATATAAGGATGAAAGTAATCATGTTAACTTTGCTATGAACCCATTATTTGGTAAAGACCATGCTAGGATTATGCAAAAACTTACTGAGTCTATGACTCCTGAGCTAAAAGCTTATGCAGACTGGCAAGTAAACGAAATGTATCCTTCTTTATATGAAAGATATAATGAAGTATATAAAAAGATTTACCACATAGATTTACCTTGGAATGATACTTATGGTGGAAGATTGTATTTAGAAGGCATAGAAAATGATGCGGTAAGTTTAATTGGAAATCCTAATATTTATAAAACTGGTGATACTAAAAGCGCATCTATGTTTAGCAGAGTTCAACATAACAACCCTATACAGATTACTAATGGTAATAATGCTTTAAGTACTTACTTAACTGATATGGATTGGTTTGCAGCCTATGGAGAAAACATAAACAATATAAGTAAAGCATTTGGTAACGCCACAATAAAAGGAGCTATCACAGCTAAAGAAGGAGATTTTTTCTATGAGACAATTGATAAAATAGTAAATACAATATCAGCTAGAGGTATTAACAGCTCAATGACTAATAAACTTATATCTGTTGCTAATAACTTTTTTATATCAACAAGGATTGCATTAACTCCAATCATTGCTGCCAAACAATTACTATCTACTTTTACTTATGTAGGGGATATAGGATTTGTAAATTGGTTTAAATATGCAGGTTTAATGACTGCAAACAGTGTTTCCTTTGGTAAGTTTGGCCAAGGATTTGCAGGAGCAGCTAAAGAAATATTTGCTAACTCTCCATATATGAAAGACAGATATAGCGCAGGGTTTCAAAATACTTTAGAGGCTTATTCAAATACTAAAGAAACAACATTATTGCCTGGTGGATATATGCAGTTTATAATGGATTTCAATATGTTTTTCTCCAAAGTTGGAGATGCTGGAGCAATATTTATGGGCGGAGTTCCAACTTATTTATATTATAAGGCTGAGGCTAAAAAAACAAATCCAGATGCAACAGACCAAGAGCTTATTGATATAGCAATAAAAAAGTTTCAAAAATCAACTAAAGAAACACAACAGTCCTCTGATATTCAAGATAAAGATATTTATCAAATGGGTGACTCTTCTTTAAGATATCTTAATATGTTTAAAACGACACCTAAACAATATATGAGAAAATCTATGTATTCTCAAATACAAATGGGTAGAAAAGTAAGAGCTGGATTTAAAGCTATGTTCCAAGGGAAGAGTCCTGTTGAAATTTATAAGACAATACGAGATACAGGTAAGGGATCTTTCTTGCAAAATTTAAGAAACTTTATGTTATACTACACTGTAATGCCAGTTACATTTCAGTATATGGCAATGGGGCTTCCTGGTCTTATGAAAGATGATGGTTTAGATGATGAAGATATTAATGATTTAGTTAGATCAGCAGCTTTAGGAAATATTGGAGCAATGTTTATAGTTGGTGACTTGGTAAAAGGAGTTAGTGATTTTTACATTGGAGATAAGGCTTATGCTGAAGATATTGGTCAAGGATTACCTATTTTTGAGTTAGCTTCTCAATTTAATAAAAAGTATGCTAGGTATGAAAGATTAAAGCCAGGGCCATTAAAAGAGGCAGCTTTACTACAACTTTTAGGGACAGGTTTAGATTTAGGAGGGTTACCAGGATCTAAAGGGATGCAAGGAGTACAACACGTTTTAAGACTAAATGATGGAAGTGCAATGACTGACGAAGAAAGAGTGATGAGATATTTAGGTTATAGTGAATATATAATAAGCAAAGCTAATAAAGCAGACGAAGACGCAATTCCAGAAGGTTTAAGTCCTAATGAAGTTAAAGCCTTTCTAAAAAAGAAAAACAAAAATGACACAGGATCAATGAGTCCTGCTGAATATAGAGAATTTCAAAAGAAAAATAATCCTAAACGAGCAATGAGTCCTGCTGAGTATAGAAAATCTAAAAAGAAAAATAATTAGATGGCAGATTTTAATGAACACTTGTGTATGGAATATAGCTACCAAATATTAACAGGCAGAAAAACTTTTGAAGAAATATTAGAAGAGGATGTAGAAGATCTTGTGCTAATGTTTAATCCACACAAAAAAATAAGAGTAATGCCAGATGACATCTACGATGTTTTAATAGATTACTATATTACTCTTGAAGAGTATGAGAAGTGTGAAGAAATTTTAGAAGTTAAACAGTTGGCTAAGTTACTTCAAGAATGAAACATTCTAGGCCTTCTTACTTTAATTAAATCAAAAGATTTTATATCTCTGTTTCTTTCAATCTGTTCTATAGTCTTATCTATGTCTTCTGTCTTTAATACTAAAGAGTCTTTATCTCCAGACTTTAAAGTAAATTTTATTAAATATTCTTTCATTAAAAATAATGTGTTAATCTAGCAACTTGACCTGTTTTTTTGCTGTGAATAAATCCCTCACAAGCTAAGGGTGCGCCAGTAAACCCCTTTCTATAATGCCAGCTATCAGCTGATGATGGTGATCTCATATACTCTACAGTTACTCCTATAAAGTCTTTTCCATCTCTCCATTTATGCTTTATCTTATGATGCAAATGATGTAAGTACCAATACCTATGTGTTGTCGTTGACCAGTCAGTAGGATTCTCTTGAGCCATCAGTAATGGTAAGTTATCCATCTTAGCTCCATCTCCATGCTCTATACCTAATAAATTAGTTCCGTACTTGTAATACTTTCTATGAGCCACGCTTATGTCAAAAGTTACATCTTTAGCGTTTCTAAACCAACTCTTTAAAGTGTGGGCCAAATGAAACCCTGACTGATAGTCGTGATTACTCATGCTGTGTACGATGTCTACAGGAGCTATTTCTCGCAACATCTCCACACATCTAACATACAACATCAAAGCTATCTCATAATGCTCCCACCACTTACCATCTGTATCTTGATATGTTCCTTTAGTTGTGGTAGAATACACGTTATCTATATGTAGTATATCATTACCAATACAAAACAATACACGTTCAATATCAAAGCCTTCAGCTTTATGTATAAGACCTGCTACCCCTTCTAAAACTCTTTTTACTGCTATCTCGCAGTTATACTTTTGTTTTGTTTCTAATTCATTAGCATACTTACCAATATGTATATCAGCAGGATTTATAACTAACAAATGACTGCCTGGCTTTCTTTCAACTGTTTTGTATTCTGGTGAGTAATTTGCAATAAAATCATTTACTTTACCAAATATCTGGTCTTCATCTAGACTTAAGTTTTCTTTGGTAACAATAGAGAACCTATAATCCCCACCTCCACTTTGCCAGTGCTTTACGCTAACTACATCTTTTTTATTAATCCCCCTGTTTTCTAAGTGAATGTCTAAAGCTGTGTTGTCATTTATGTTGTCTAGGTTATCAGCTCTACGCTGTAGGATAATATCAACTTCATCGTGAGAAAGTCTTAGTCTTTTTCCGTAGCCTTTTCCGTCTGTCTTTATTTTAGATTTCATCTGATAAGGATTGAATTAAATCTGCAAGAACTTTAATTAAAGTTTGTGCTTTTTTCTTCGCCTGCTCATGATCTCTATCCATTAGATCCTCGTATATGTCATTTCCAAAGTCATGAATGCTATTAGACACAAAATTAATGTGACTTATAGCATTTACATCTTCTTTAGCAATCTTTGACATTCAGAGTTTCCTTGATATTTTTAATTGTTGTTTGGAGTTCTTCTAATTCCAAAGTTAATAATTTATTTGACTCCACCAAACTATTGACTGTTTCTTTTAATATTTTTGGATCGTATTCAATATACTCTTGACAATCACTCTTCCAAACCTCTAATGCTTTGGAGTAATTATTATTAAAAGCTTTGTCGTATTTTACTTCGTGACGAAAGTTTTCTAAAGCGTGCATAACAGTAGCGTGGCATTTACCAAATTGTTTTCCTATAAAAGAATATGACATTCCTAATTCTTGTCTCATAATACAATAACAGATAGCTCTAGCCTGAATAAATTCTGTCCTTCTATCTTTTGAAACTAACATTATAGGATCAACCCCAAGTATTTTACTTACGATTTCTTTTAAAGCTTTAGTCTTTGCTATGTTCATTTGATTTTATATATAAATTTAAATTCATAAAGTCTAAGTATTCATCAATAGAAATTAATTCTATATCAGAAAGAATAGGGTTAGCCCCTAAGGTTCTAACTAACTCCAAGGCAAAAGCAATAGGCTCGTCCTTATATATTACTAAACCCCCAACAACAAAAGAAACTAAATCATTACTTGGTATGTATGTTAAATTATCCTCTATAAACTGAGCAATCGTAACACTAAGTTCAAACTCCATTTCTTGTAGGTTCTCCATAAAGAACTCATCTATATCATAACTATCCCTTGTATACTTCTGTCTTGACTCCATGTTTGTCTAATTCTTTTAATCTGTACTCTTGTAATTTAGAAAGCTTTCCTGTTTTTGTTTTAACTTCTGAAAACAATACGCCACAGTTAGGTGGTATTGCAATAAGATCAGGTATACCATTCTTGTTTGTTTTAATTAATTTTAAAACATAGTAGCCTTCAGCTTCTAATTCCTTTATTCTTTTACTTTGTATTTGTTGTTCAGTCATCCGTTTTTTTTATAGTCCTCCATGAAACCTATAAACACAATTATGTTCATACTAATTGATGAGGCTAATTCTAATAACTCGTGATAATTATGAATAGATAAATGTATGTGGCCTACAATCCAAAAAGGTATAGCCAAGTTCTGACTTATCCAAATCACTAAAAATCTCAGAAACCTCATATTACAAATCTAATAAATCTCTTTTAAAATGACTTAACGTATAGTCTTTTTTCTTTAAAACTGCCTTATAGATTTTGTCCTCTATACCACCTTTAGAAAATATCCAGTATACTTTATTATACTTCCTTTCCTTAGTAGTCATCCTATCCCTTGATTGCCAGTAAGATGTAGCACTAAAGTCAATATTGTAATAAATTAAAGCTTCTGCATTTTTTAAACTTATACCTTCTCTACCACTTACAATTTGCAATGCTATACTCTTATTTGTAGAATTAAAACAATCTAAGTCGACACAAATATCATCTCCAAAAACGTGCTTGATAGCATTTAGTTCTTCTCTAAACTTATAAAATATAGCTATCTTTTTATTAGCAAACTTGGTTTTAATATAATTAGCCTTATTATGATTTAACACCATTGAGTTACCTGACTCAAACTTTACAGTGCCTGAGTACATCTGATGTAGCTTCATCATTAACTTGACAGAAGAGTCAGCTAGAATCACTTCATCCTTACCTTCAACAACTAAATTCTTTTTTAACTTCTTAATTATGTCTAGCGTGTTAGGATCTGAATCGACTCTTAATATTTCTTCTGTTGTTTGAGTAAGAAATCCTGCCTGTTTTTGGGTATAGTTAATAGTATAGGGCTGCATTAAGTCTACTATTTCTTTTTTGCCATCACTATAATCATTGACTACTAAACTACTCAGCTTCTTTTGAGTAACATTTACATATTGTTTAGAAAAAGAATAAAAGTTTTTATTAGAACTAAACGGATTATTGGGCAGTGCATATACCTGATGGTACATTTGGCTATAGGACTCAGGGGTAGGAGTTCCACTCATTAAAATTACTCTAGCATTACGATTGATCCTGAGCAATTCTTTTATGTCTTTTGCTCTTTTACTAGGTTTAGGAAACGCACCTAACCCATGAGCCTCATCAATAATTATACCATCGTAAATAATCCACTCAGGTAATTTATGTAAAGACTCATAGTTTATAACAGTAAGTTTATAACCAGGCTTATACATATCGTAATCATCCTGAATACTGCTGATTGCTTTCTTTTTAGTAATAAACAATACATTCTCGCACCATAGGTCTTTTAGTATACCTAGGCTTGTCAATGTCTTTCCTGTTCTTACTTCCATAGCTAAGTACAAGAAATTATTTTTATCTAATATATCTGACCCTCTCTCAATAATGTTTTTTTGGTAGTCTCTAAATTCCATCCCCAATTTTTTTAGGAGTTAATGACATCCACTTACCTATCATATCTCTAGCAGTTGTAAGCTCTAAGTGAGACTTATAACTAGCATAAGATAATAACCATTTATTAAACTTGCTTCTAGAAATAGCATCCTTACCATATGCAGGAACATTGTTCTCTGATGTGAAATCCAAGTATAAGTCAGACATATACATTCTCTTGTCGACTGAAAACTTATCTCCCTCTGTGTTATTAAGTATACCACACCACTCTATAAAGTCGTGACTTGTTCTTCCACTTAGCTTTCTTATTGCAAGATTAACAAAAGCACTTTTTAGCAGCCCATTTTCTAAATACAATTGCAAATTAGAAATCATATAGTTATCAAACTGACACCATTCATCATCATCCCATTCTCCAAACATCAGTCTTCCAAACTCAACCAATGGAGTAAAGTCTTTAGTATAGTGCTGAGTAAGTTCTAACTCCCACTTCCTACGTTCAAAACTTGTTCCCTCTCCATTAATAGCATAATTAGTAGTAATAGCAACCTTAGGAGATTTACTAAATGGTATCTTAATTGCGTCCTTATTTTTTTTCTCAAGGGTAAGCCCTTCAGTCACAACAGAAAACAATCTTTCAAAGTCAAAAGCTTTTTTTACATCATCAAAACATAGAATCTGAGTATCTGCTGATACTAATTGATAAGCAAATGATTTCTCAAAGTTAAATGATTTACCATCTATAACAACTAACTTCTTCATATGTGAAAGGCCATTCATAAAAAGACCTTTACCTGTACCACCCTCAGGGTTCTGTGATATAACCTCATCGTTTAAGATAGTAGCAGGGCTATAGGATAGATTCTTCCACCCATGTAGTAGGTATCCTATTGTAGACCTCATAGAACTGACACGACTCTTGTCTCCTCCACATATATTAGTTATAAAAATTCTATAATCACACTCTTGTATTTCACATAAATTAAATGTTCTATCAATCACGTGGTCTTTCCAAACATATCCTCCTAAATCTAAGTAGTCAATCATTATAACTTTGTCTTTAGTAATCTTTACTGCACTATTTTTATAGTAGAGGTAAGCAGTATCTTTGTTGTCTTCTATAAAGTATACATCTATAGATGCTAGTAATGTCAAGAACTCCTCTCTAAAATATTTAGTGTGTTCTGCAAAGTAATTGTATACGCTATAGTCATCTACGCCCAGTAAATAGTTTAGTATAAAATCTTTTAATTCTTTTTCTGATGTGTGATCAATCAAATTATTTGTTACTCTTACAAAGATATAACTCTTACTGCCCTCAGGATTAAACTTATAGAACCCATTCTCTTCTAAAAAGTTTTTAAATAGTATGTGTACTATTTTTATAGATCCTTTCTCGTTTTTAGTCCAAAATTTGTGATTCGCTTCTTCTTCTTCAAGTCTGTTAATCACATTGTCAGCTATACCGACCTCAATATTGGACTCTTCTAATTGAGATCTAATTTCTTTTTTTGATACTCCACGTTTTAATTTCTCCTTAACTTGGTTTATCCTATCATCATCTTGGTAATATTTTGTACCAAAATTCTGTCTGTGAGAATATGCTGATTGTATTGTTCTTTTAACCTCAGCTTCATTAAAGTCTTTTGTAGCATATCTATTAATAATATACTCAGCTAATGTTTGATTTATACCAAAGTCATTAAATGCTGCTGCTAAGATGTAGACATTATTATTCCTCTCTCCATCTATCATTCCGTACTTTTTCTCCCACCATTTGAGTAGAATCTCTACAATTTTATTCTCATCAGTGATTGGAATTGTAGGTAAATCTACATACTTTTTTACTTCAGAATACTCTTGCTCTTCTACCTCTTCCCATACACTTGATAGTTCGTTTATATGTATTAATGGGTCATATGATTCGTAGCAGACTCTTGAAACATTCTTTGATGTCTTGTCAAAATTAGGAGAGTCGTAATGCTTTTGTAACGCTAGGAAATAACCTTTATGGTTTGCAATATCTTTTGGAATCTTTACTAAAGCCTTAAGGCCTTCTCCACTAGGACTGACAAACACAGAGTATGCGTACTTGCTCTTGCATAGTCTTTCCTTTTCCTGAAGCAATTCTTTGTTGGATGAATATCCATCAAAATCTAGACAGATTAACCCACTATGCTGGTTTAAAGAGTTATCGTTTCTTTTTGTAAATTCCCCACTAAAACAAATTGCTGGTAATGATTGCTTTATTAAATTTCTTTTTGACTTGTCTTTTTCTAGTCTTATTTTTTTTACTAAATCTTTTGATTTTCCTTCTTGTATCCTTGTTAGTATTATGGAGACATCTACATAAAAAGGCTGAGAAGTGGATTTTATGTCCTTAAATATGGTTATTTTCATTAATTTATGTGTGTTTTATGTTAGTTTGATTGTGTGTAACTACTTAATAATCAATTATTAAGATTAAAATATGTTGAAATGTTAATAATATGATAAGAATGTGAAGATAATTAAATTATTTAAATAAAAAAAGAAAAGGGGGGAAATGACACCCCCCCATCTTTCAAACCTTGACCCCTTAAAAAGGTAAGTCTTGGTCTTGCTCTTCTACCTTTGGCGTTTCTGCTTTAGGCTCAGGCTTCCACGTATCAATAGCCACATAATGTGTTTTTCCATATTGATCAGCCTCTCTTTTCTTTTGAACAATTAATTTGATATACTTCTTTCCGTTGTACTCAAACATATGCTCTTTAGGAACATCAGTCAAACACAGACTCACTGCCACTTGGTCTCCATCAAACTTAGATATTCCACTTCCTACATAAATTTTGTCTTCCATATTATTTTATTTTAATGTTTTGCTCCAATTGATTTAGTGTTGCGATAATAATGTTTATTTTATCATCTGTACTTTCAGCAGACATTGGAACTTGAATCCACATACTTGTATTTTTTGGAGATATCACAATCCCCATCATTTTAGCTAACTTTTTAAAGAGTTTCATAAGCTATGTATTGGTCTATATCTTCTAACCCACCATCACTATAAAACTTAGTGTATATTTCAATAGCCTGTTGCACCTTTTCCTTTCCTCGCATTAAAAAATCTGCACTTGGATCGAACACACCTAACTGATGTGTGGTCTTATCTACAACATAAAAAGATAAAGGCATATCAAACAAACATTGATATATATAAGCCTGACTATCATAGTTATATTTCTTAGCACTATACTTGAAGTCTTTAATGTTAGAGGTTGTCTTAATATCTATAAGCCTTTCACTATTTACGCTAACTATATCAGCCTTACCCTTAAATTCTTGTCCTAAAATATTTTGTATTCTAGGAACTTCAAATAGGTTACCACTTTCATAAATAGCATCACAAAAGTCTAAGTTTCCTTTCATAGCATCTATACATTTCTGTATGTTATCTACTTCCGATTGCAACAGTAAAATATCCTCTTTACTTTCAAATACAGCTTCTTTATATAATTTGCTGTTTCTACTAGCCATATCTACAATCTGAAAGGATTCTAACTTCTCAGGCTCTAACATTGCAGTGTGGAGATAACTACCTTCAATCATAGCTTTGGTAGTTTTCTGTTCTTGTCTAAAACTCTTAGGGTCATTAAGCAAGGAGTAGATGTCTGAATTAGACAACCACTTCTTACCATATGTTCCATAATAGTCTGAGTCATTCTTAAGCTTAGTAAGAATAACATTTAAGTTATCGCCCTTCATTAAGATACGTGGTTAGCTAGTTCTTTCTTAACTCCAGTCTTAATACTATATTTAGTCTCTAAGTTTTTAATAATCTTAGGCAAACCTAAAGCTTTGTTCTTTGATATGTAAGACAAGACCTTAGTCCAATTTGTATCTCCAATATCTAAAGTCACAGTTTCCCAAGATTTTACTTTTGTATCCTTAGCTTTAACTATTGGCGTAGCTACTTTTACAATGTCCTCTCCTATCCATAAAGACAGTCCTAGTCCATGCATAGCTATTGCTTTTGCAGTTGACCTTTGAATGGTAGTGTTAACATCCATAGATGTTATCTTTTCTAGAGATATACTTTTGTTTCTAAAATCCATTACTGGTAGATAATCTATATGCTCCATTTCATTTACTAGGATACCTACTTTAACATAAGCAGTTTTACCATCAGTAAAAAAGTTTAATCCTGTCTCAGCACACTCATATACTATTCTTTGTGCTTGAGGATGCTTAAGCTTAAGCATTGACCAAGCATTTGCCCAAGATAAATAGTTAAAGTTGCCTTTTTTCTCCACCTTGTCTTTGACTGAGATGGATGCTAATTCTTTAAAAATGTTTACGTGTTTTTGCATTTCATTTGATTTTAATTAATTTATTATTGTGTTTTGAATATTTGATTAAGATATTCTCCCTTCTATTTTTCAGATTCTGAATGTGTTTGTCGTTTTTTCTTGTGTTAACCTCAATTTTCATTCTGCTTTCTATAAGGTCTAACTTATGTAAACAGTTATTCATTGCAGTTTTAATACAACCAACTTTCCATCCCTCCTCTAAAATTACTTTATACTCGTCCTCATTGAAGTCTCTAAAATAATCTCCTCCTTTAGAACAGTTTAAAATTTCTATGTGATTATTAAACTTTTGTAGCTTTACTCCCATATTAATTATAGTCTCTCCGTTTTGCAGCACTTGGTGGATTGCTGACTTGTCTAACAATGCTTGATTGTAAATGTCTTTTATACTATACATTCTTTTGGATTTTATCAATCATATGCTGGTAGTCGCTATCATTATCTATTAAGGCCTTAGCTTTCTTGTATCCATGTATTATTGTGGTAACGTGAACATCAAGTCCAGCTTCACTCATAAACCTTTGTAAGTAAGCTATTCTTATCGGTCTTTCCATACATAGATAGTATAACATTTGTCGAGCATCTACACTTTCTCTCTTTCTGCTCTTAGTAAATATGTCATCTAATTCTAGATGAAATTGTTGTGCTATAGCAGTAGCATAGTTATTAAATATTTCTTTCTTCATATTATTTATTTTCTTTTAGTCGTTCAATTTCAAATTCTAAATGTGCTATAGCCTTGTAAAGATCCTGCACAGGCGTATGATGTTTTCTAGAACTTCGTAAGCAGTACGTGACTGCCGTACCAATGTTGTATGTGCATTCAAAGTCTGTAACTACATAACGTGCTTGATAATTTCTATTCTTGTTTGTACCCACATAGTAATGAGGCACTCTTTCTTCTTTACTGTCTTTTTTTTCTTGTTCTAATTCATCAATTCTTTGAATTAAATTGTCTTTTGATGTTCCCATATTTAATTATATTTCGTTAATTTATATTTAGTCATATCATTATTGATACGAATTGTATTCTTTTTAGCCCTATACTTAGGAGTTATCTTTATTAGCCTAGAATTGCTCTCTTCCATACCACTATGAGCAAAGTAGTTATCTAACTCTATGTATATACTATTATGTAAATTCTTTAGGTCTCGCCTCTGAATTAAATCAGTGACAATGTGGTGAGGGTTATTCATTAAATTTGATTTAAATAAAAGAGGTAGATAGACAATAATAAAATTAAAGGATGTCTTTGAACACCCATAAAGTTAAGTGGGATTGTCCCCCTATCTACCTCTTTTTGTTAACAATACTAATAACTAATGCAAAACTATGCAAAAACTTCCAATAATCAAAACTTAGTTTTATTAATGTGTTCTCGCAAGGCTGATATACTTAATTGTTGTAACCATCTTATATACTCATAATTCGGTTTTGTTTTAAGCTTTTCCTTTAGGATTAAATCTTCTAGTTCGTTCATATTATAAAGTTTTAAATTAGTTATCCCCAGATTATCTGGTTTCTTAAGTCCCCAGTCTGATTTCTTGGAACTTGATGGTTGATGTCGTTCTCTCTACTATCAGATACGGACTGTAGTGCCTCTTTAATAGTCTTACCTAAAAAGCATTGAAGGTCATACTCTTCATAGTATCCTACTTTAAAAGTACCATCATCAGTGGTGTGTTCTGAACCTAAATAAGTAACAGTCGCATACTCTTTCCATAAATTTAAAGAGGTATCTGTAGGCACTTTATATGTCACAGTAGTACCATCAACAATTGGTTGCATCTCAATCTCATCAGAACTAAAAACTTTGATGTTTCCACTCTTGTCTATATAGAATCTAAAATCATCAGCAGCCCAGTCAGGCTCATCATACTCAGTTCGCTGAACACAGACTCCATCTTCAAAGTTCATCCACCCTCCCCATCCTGTTTCTTCTTCCCAAGTATAAGTAAAGTTAGGAATTTTTTTAGCAAGTAATTCAATTAGAGATTCATCCATCGTTGACCAAGCAGTTGTAAATCTTAGTACATCTCCATCCATCTCATTGTCATAGCATCCCCATTTAGTTCCCCAGTTATGAATTGACCAATCGTACCAATTGTTAAATTTATACTTATCTATTAGTACATCTGATATTTCTTTGTCTTTTTCTGTAACTATTCTATTTGGGGCAGTAGTATTGTGTAAATCTTCAGGCATTGGGACAAGTGACCCTGCTATTCCGTATTCATTTTTTGACATTTTTTCTAGGATCTTCGAATCTTCATCAGATGAAACAGTGATGAAACAATAAACGTGATTAGGCATAATTTTTAGTTTTTAGATTAATAATAAATTGATTTTCTGATATGTACTTACTTCTCTCAGACTCGGATTTGAATCTAAGTGTGCTACTGTCACTAAGATGATATACATAGTACATCGTTCTCTTAGCTCCGTTGGAAAAGATTAATTCTTTCCCTAATTTAATTTCATTCATAATTTACGTATTGGTTAGTAACACGAAATCCCCACTACTTTCGCAGTGAGGCACGTGTACTAACAACAATAATTAAAAGGGTTCTTTGCACTGTGGACAGATTCTGTAATCCTCTATCCAACCCACAACCTCATCTCCACAACAAGTATATTCTTGTGGATAGTTAGAATTAAGTCCGTATTCTTCCTCAGCCGACTCTATAATAACTTTGCATAAGTCAGTTGGTATCTTGCTCCTTTCGTGATTGTCTTTCAGTCCCTGTGTTCCAGTTCTACTACCACGTGGGGCTGATACGTGACAATCATCTCCATTCTTGCACATCACTCTTGGAGTCCATCCGAAATCATTAGTCCATATGTCTGTAGGCTTCATTCTTTCATCTCCATATTGACAATAGGTTATGGTTTCTCTTCTGTTCTCTATCTCGTTCCAATGTGGTGCTTTACGCATCTTGCCTCTAGGATTTTCTATGTACCAATTAAGCTGAGGATTCTTTTCAAGATAGAATTTAATAATCTCTATAGTTTTCTCTAAAATCTTGATGCCTAGCATATCAGCATTCTTAGGCTTAAATTCGTGGCCACTTACCCACTTCCTGCCGATACAAGCTACTGAGAAATCAGTACAGGGTGGTGATGCCCATATTACATCAGGAACATAGAATTCATCTAAGTCTCCTACTTGCATTTCGTTAAGTCTGTAGTCCCAGTCTAAAATGTCTCCTACCCAATTTGTCTTAGGATAAGCTACGTTGTCAACCGAGAATACTTGATGACCACGTGCATCAGCTACTTTGCCGATACTACGTGAGCCACTGAATAATTCTAATATCTTCATAATAATTTACGTGTTGGTTAGTACCACCAAAACCCCACTACTTTCGCAGTGAGGTAATGGTAGAATCAAAACAAGTTTCTTTATCTAGTGTGATTTTCAACAAATCCGTATGTATCTTTTAGATGTTGTAGGTTTATAATCTCCCTTCCTTCCAAAACATTCTTGGTTAGTAGGTTTTGAATCATATCAAACCCATTATCATATTTCTTAATGATGGTTGGTATTTTTTTACTTCCCCAACTTAGTAGAGAATATCCTTTACCTACTATATCATTAATCATAAGGCCTTTGTCATAGTCTTTCTTCTCTAAGTGATTGTTTAAGCACTCTTCTAATAAGATATCTAAAGGAGTAGTCCATTTGTATTTCTCATCCCATAAAGAGTCTTTATCAATAGTACTATATATATTGTCTATTCTATGGTTCTTGTAATCAGTGACTTGTAGTTCTCCACCATACGAGTCATCCCAGCAATTACATACTTTTACATTGTCAAACTTTATATCCCATTCTAATGATGGTGCATCGTGGCCTCGGCTCTCTTTAAAGTTTACTACTGTAACTCTAGTCATAAATTCTTTTCTTGTCATTTTATTTAATTTTTAATTAATGTTTAAGTGTTTTGGGTTGAAATTCTTACCATCTTCATACTCTAAGATAGCATATACATCCCCTTTGTTATCATATGCAAACTTCATTGCATCAGCCTTAGTATCGAACTCATAGTCGTTTTCTATGTAATCTCCACTATCAGTGTACTCTCGTAATTCTACTATATAACTCATATCTATTGTTTTTTTTAATTATTAATCCCAAACTATCATTCTCTCTCTACCAAACCTTAAGATTTCAGCAATTGAATGCTTAGAGTCATAGGGCATGATATTCTTAATATAGTATTGCTCGATATCTTCTTGTGATGGAACAGTTCTCATAAATAAGTATAATCTTATTATTTGTTCTGTAGTTAAATTCATAATATTATTTATTGGTTAGTACCACGAAAACCCCACTACGTTTTATAGTAGTGAGGTGTGGTGTTAATGGAATATCCATATGCTTACATAGAAGATAAAGGCTATAATGAGTAGCAGTAATAAGTCTTCTATAGTTTGTCTTGGATTCTCTTTAAAGGCTTTGATTAGTTCTTTAATCATAAGTGACTACCTCTCTCTTTAATATCATCTTCTATCTCATCATAGAAAACATCTAGTTTATCTGTCATATCATCTCCGTTAAGTATGATTTTATGTATCTCAATAAAATCTCCACCTTCATCAAGATGTGTGGTTGGTTCTTTCCAAAAGTCATAGCTAATTTCTAGCACGTTATTATCTGACAAGTCCCAATAGTGTACATAACTCTGTGGTGTCATAGTAGTTTTTTTAGTGATTAATAATTTACATTCTTCTAAATACTCTGCTAAATTCATATTGTATATTGTGTTACGAAATCAGACAATCCTTTAAATCCTACGAACTTTAAAGACTTCTGTATTTCAGTTGGACATTTGATTGTAGGTATGTTCTCATACTTGTCAATCATTATTAACTCTTGAGTTTGCTTTGCTAGTCCTTCAGAGTTGCTCTGAGAATAGACTGGTAGCCCTTCTACCAATTGTTGTACTAAATTCATATCTTATAATGTTTTGATTAAGACTAGCATCTCTGCTAGTTTCGGATATTGAATCCTCTTCAGTTAATCTTCATCTTCATACTCTACATACTCTATGTCAAAGTGGTCACATAGTCTTTCTTTATATTCTCCATCATCCATCCACATTTCTTCTAATGCTTCTAAGATGTCCTCATCCATTTGTATGATAGTATCTGTCTCTACATTAAGAATGTAGTTTTGTCCCTCAAAGAATTCCCATAAGGCATCGTAAAGCGAGTAGTCATCTAGATATACATTCTCTGATATATTTAGTGCGACTCCACTCTCTTTTAATGTATACATAGTACTTCCACAGGCAGAGTCCTCTGATTGAATATAGTAATCAGCAGTAGCACTCCAGTTGTCTTGAATTTTTATGTTAACATATTCGTATAAGAAATTTTTAAGTGTTACTGATTCTTTAGCAACACACGTTCCATTTGATTTTTTCATAATTGATATTTTATTTATTAGTATTATTTAGTTTGTCAAGTAACTCATCTGCATTTGTCGTGTCAATTACTTCTTCGTTAAGCATTGGTAAGTTTCCCCAAATTCCGATTGCTTGACATTCTGCTAGTATATCGGTACACGATTCTTTTATTAATTCTGTATCATACTTTTCATCATCCTCTAGGCCATCATTGATGTCTTGTACATCGTACATCTGTAAGTCTAGATTGTGTGCGATAATCTGTACTTGTTCTACAGTTAGTTCTAGGGTTACCATATTATGAAATACCCTGCTTTTCTTAATTGTTATCATCTTATTTATTTGTTTTGATTAGGACTAGAGCCTCAAACTGTTACAATGGCCAATTGCGTTTGCGACTCTAGTTTCGGATATTAAATCCTCATCAGCTAATCTTACATACTATAGAAGACAAAGGACTCTCCTCCTTTACCAAAGTCCATCTCGTGTCTCTGTAACCCTGTACCTCTACCTCCTTTAATGTCACACGTTGTAACCTTTACACTCACTCCATCCTTTAAATCCTTTACCTCACTCCATTCTCCCATCTGCACCAATCTACTCTTGTAGTATGCTGCCTTACTCGATAGATTGTTCTCTATCGCATTGTCGTATCTCTCTTTGAAATACACTGCTTTTGGTTTTCTCATCTTGTTGTTGTTATTGATTAATTTCTCCTGATCAATTTCTGTCTGTACTTACCCTCTACTCTAGTATTTGATAGTTTCGGATACAAAATCCTCATCAGCTAACCTATATGGTTAGGACTATCCGAGGAGTATTGCTGACTGCATTCATCTTGTTTTTAATGAGGTATAGGTTGCCCTCTCAATATCAGCGTTACTCGTTATGTCAATGTACTGGGTTGTGTTGCTCTGAAGTCCGTAGTAGGTTTACCCTCGCTGGGTAGTTGTTCTAGGGGTAGCCCCCATTTCCTCTCAACCTACTCACGAATTCTATGCAAATATACACTATTATATATAACCTGAGCATTAAATAGGTAAAACTTTAGTATAACTTGCTATGTTGATTTGTCATATCGTTCAGCCATATTGTCACACACTTAATACTCTCTATATCAATTGCTTTACAGTGGCTGCTACACTGTATAATGTTTCATCTAGTAGATGGGCGTAGGGGTACTATCTCGCACCTCGTGATGTCTGTATGTGATACGAACTCTGGGGCTAGGAGAACGCAGCTATGTGCGTATAGGGAAGCCTAGGGATACCCCCCCTAAAATAAAAAGTCAGAAAGTTGCAGAAAGTTTTTTGAGATTCAATTAAACAAATCAAATAAATATGACTTTGTTTTACAGCTATGACAACGTATAATGGCTAATAACCCTCAGGTTCGTGATGTCTAAAAAAATTTTATTACCTTTACAAAAAAAAATTATGGACGGACTAACTATAAAAAACGGAAGACTAATTAATAACAGACGTGATGGTGAATCAGGGTTGGAGAGAATGTCCAGGCTAAAGAGAGCTTACGCTAACGAGAGAAAGATAAATCAGATTGCTGAAGGTATGGAGCGTGCTGAATATAAAAAGAACTACACAAGTAAATTGTTCTAAAAAAAATTTTGTGTGTTTTGATTGATGGTAAAAAAGAGTATCTTGTGTGGGTACTCTTTTTTTTATGTTGATTTTATGTTGATTTTAATTTTCAATTTTTAATCTAACTAATTGATAACTACTTTATTATATTTTTTTAATGTTGAAATGTTAGAAAAAGTATAAAGTTTTAGAGTATAGAAAAAAAATAAATAAATAATTTGTTCCTATAGTTCAATTTTGATAAATAAATTTAACATTTTAACATAACGTATCAAATATTTTATATATTTGTTCTTAATCTAATACACTATAATATGCAATCAGAATCAGGATACATACCTAAGAACCTAGACTTTGGTCAGGACGGAAGACAAAAGTTAATCAACGGAATTACTGCAATATCGAAAGCAGTGAAATCAACATTAGGGCCACGAGGACGAACAGTCTTAATAGAATCCCCAGCACACACTAACGGAATTACAGTAACTAAAGATGGAGTAACCGTTGCAAGATCAGTAGCTTTATTAGATGCGGCAGAAAACCTTGCAATACAAATGATGCAAGAAGCAGCTAATAGAACAGCAACCTCAGCAGGTGATGGAACTACAACAGCTATTGTATTAACAGAAGCTTTAGTTTTAGCAGGTCAAGAGTATATAACTAAAGATACCAATGTAACTGAAGTTATAAAGTACATGAACGAGCTTACAGATAAATTCATTACGTTGTTAAAGAAGAACAGTAAGAAAGTAACTGGAGCAAGATTAAAAGATGTTGCAGCTATATCAGCTAACAATGACAAAGTATTAGGAAATATTATTGCTGACGCTTATAGTAAGGTGGGTATTGACGGAATAGTAACTGTAGAGAAATCTATGAGTGCGTCTACATATTCTGAAGTAACTAATGGTATTAAGATTGATAGAGGATATACTACTCCTTTGTTTATTAATAACCAAAAGAAAGACGAATGTATATTAGAAGATGTTAAGGTATTAGTTTGTGACCAGGAGATAAGCAACATACTACAAATAGAAAACATCCTAAAACCAATTATACAAAAAGGAGAGAAGCTTCTTATTATAGGAGAGTGTAATTCTAATGTAGTTAATACGCTTGCAGCTAATGTTGTTCGTAATGGATTAAAGTTCTGTAACATTGTACCGCCATCATTTGGATACAAGACTCACGAGCTAATGCAGGATATTGCATTGTCTATAGGAGCTAAATACTTCTCAGAAAAAACAGGAGATGATTTAAGTCTTATGACAGCTGAGGATTTAGGACATGCAGACAAAATTATTATAGGAAAAGAAAGTTCTGTTATAATTAAGAACGAAGAAATGTCTGAAGAAATCTCAGAAAGAATCAAACAACTAAAACTTCAACAAGAAAACACTACACACTTAGGTGATAGAAAGTTTATTAATGATCGTATTGCTAGTCTAGCAGGTTCGATAGGATGTATTTATGTAGGAGGTAATAGTGATATAGAACAAAAAGAAAAATTTGACAGAGTAGATGATTCAGTATGTGCAGTACGTTCAGCACTACAAGAAGGAATAGTAGCTGGTGGAGGAATAGCTTTATTTAGATTAGCACAAAAAAGAAAAGGGGAAAGAAGTAATGATGAAAACTATTTTGTAGCTTTATCTATTATGATTAAAGCATTAGAATCTCCATTAATACAAATACTTGTTAATGCAGGAATAGATTATAACACAGTATTAGAAACTTTAGAACACAGAAAAGACAATGATGGCTATGATGTTAAAAACGAAACATATGGTGACATGTATAAGCTCGGAGTTATAGATCCTTTAAAGGTAACTAAAGCTGCTTTAATTAATGCAGTGTCTGTAGCTACAACGATACTAAGTACTAATGCAGTTATTACTCATAAAAGATTAAACGAATAGATATGCAACCAATAGGAAAATACATAGCAGTAAAACCAATAGACGAAGAACTAAAGACTAATTCTGGTATCTTACTATCAGCACAGGATATCGATGAGTTTAGATATAAGAAAGGTATGGTTATAAAGCCTGGTAGTGCTGTTACTGTAATAAAAGCAGACGATCTTATATACTATGATAAGAATGCTGGACACTCTATGTTAATCAATAACGAGTCAATGACAATTATTGAAGAGCGTAATGTGGTTGTAGTGCTTTAAAGTAAATTCTTATCTTTGTATTATGGCAAAGAAACAAAAAACTAAAGTTTATAGAAGTAGGCAAACTGCTAAGGCCAGATCAAAACCTACGACTAGCACAGTTTTAAAAGACAAGAGAACACCTGCTGAAAAGAAAAAAGCAGCTACAAGACTAGCAGCTAAGACTAGAGTTAAGTCATCTACTGTTGTAAAAACAAGAACTTCTACTAAGAAAAAAGGCAAGACTAAAACTAAAGAAAAATTTTCACAACAAGTTAGGTCTAAGTCAAGTCAAAACAGCAAGTACGAAAGATCAAAAAGTTCTTCTACTACAAACACAAGAAAAGGTAAACAGACTTTTAGAAGTAAATCTGTCCGTCAAGATAAAGAAACTGGAGATCAATTTGCTACAAGAAACCGTACTAATAAAAGAGGAACAACCAGAACTACTTTTGTTACTGGCCCTAAAGCTTTTAAGAAGTATAGTAAGTGGGAAAAGAAAGATAATAGAAAAGCAACGAGACAAGCAAAAAGAAACTCAAAGAAGTAAATCCTTAGTAGCTTGATTCATTTCTTTAATATAATTTTTATAAATCTTATCTGTGTAAGATGCGTCATTCCTGAATAAAGGATTAGTTCTTTGGTCTTCGCCTAACTCCTCACCATTTAATTTCTTATAAATAAGATTAACTAATCGTTTACCCTTATACGTTAGTTCGTATAAGGATGTCTCCTTACCTCTTTTCTTTCTCCAAACATGTATCCAGTCGTTTTTCAAAAGTTGGTCAAAACGATTTACGTCCCATGACATTAACTCATTAAACTCGTTAAACTTTGTTTTATTAAAGATGTCTTCACTATATAAAAACAAAAGCATGTCTATTTCTGGCGTTCCTATGTTGTACTTGGCTTTAACCCAATACCTTACAACCCTCCAGTATTTTAAATAATCATGTGTAGGCACGATTCTGTCGTAATTATTTCGTCTCAAAATGATTTAATTAAATTGTTATCTTTGTAAATATAAAAAATAAAACCCATGCCACAAGGAAAAGGAACATACGGATCAAAAGTAGGAAGACCTCCTTCTAAAAAAAAGTCAGTTAAAAGAGACGCAAGAAAGATTAAAGCAATAGTTCGTAAGAAGGGTAAGATAGCAAAAATGAAAACACAACTTAAAACTCCATCTAGAACTTCTGGGGTAAGAGGTGTAAAGGATTATAATCCTTCTTCTAACAAAAAAAGAATTGTTCGTAAAACAAAAGCAATAGCTCGTAAAACAGGAAAACTTTCTGCGGCAGGGAAAATGAAACTAAAAAAATACTAATGGCTACAATGAGTAAAACAGCAGCTCGTAGAGTTGATAAAATAAACGAAAGAGGAGCTAAAGGTACAGCTCGAATGGTAAAGAAAGTTGATCGTATTAGTGGAAGAGCAACTAAAAAAGTTGGTAAAGCCAAGCCAAAGAGAGCAGTAAGGGTTGCTAAAAGAGCAGTCAAGAAAATGGATAGGGTTGTCAAAAGAGCTGTAAAAAAAGCAGGAAAAAAATCAGTAAGAAGAGCTAAGATTGTAAAATCTGGAAAGACAGGAGCAGGAAGAGCTATTGCTAAAGGCGTTGCTACAGGAAAGAAAGTATCTAAAGCTGTAAAAAAAGTAGCTAACTCAAGGCTTGGAAAAGCAGCTGTAGGAGCTTTCAATACAGTTAAACAACTTAGATCAGGGAATGTAAAAGGAGCTGTAAGTACTGTAAGAAGTACAATAAAAAAAATAAAGAGTAC